AGCACTAAGAACAAAAACAATATTGCTAGTTTCTTCATAGGAACCCTCCCATGAATATTTATGCTTTATAGTGGGCCTGCTGTACCACAACATCAGCAGCATTATCGACCAATTAGAAGCGCCGGTCGGTAGGGTTAGTTGTTGAAGTCATCGTCAGATGGTTGCTATGATACGTACTTGAACCGTCATCCTTTACAGAGATTCAACTGGCCAGCCTAGGCTCTGTGACTAATACTTCCAACACCCACTACAAACTTGGTGCCCCGAGAGGGACTTGAACCCCCACGCCTTGCGGCAAAAGATTTTGAATCTTCCGCGTCTACCGATTCCACCATCGGGGCAATAAATTGAACCGTTTTGTTTTCAATACCCACCAAGAGAACTTAATCTCAATCCGATATTGGTTCAGCAGACGGTACTGCTTATGGTTGGTGCGAGTAGAGGGACTCGAACCCCCACGGTTGCCCGCTAGTACCTAAAACTAGTGCGTCTACCAATTTCGCCATACTCGCATTCTTTACCTTACTGTAACAGTAAGGGTTATTCTTGGTGCCGAAAGCCCGGATCGAACGAGCATCTCCTGAGCTTCAATCAGGCGCTAAGACCACATCAGCTATTTCGGCGTAACATTCGGAAGAAGGAACCATATTACCTTCAATCACACAATCATTGGTTCGGCTGATTGCGACCCTTATTGTTAATGCTTGGAAGAATTGCACTTCCCTAGGATACTGACCTATCCTCTCCGTTGCTGGTCAGAGCAAAAGAGTTCGCCACTTAGCAGGAACTCCCTTTCTAAGAACACCAGACCATACGATACTTATTAGAAGAACATTCCGGTAGATCGCTCATCTCTACTGTCTGCATTCCTCAAGCATCAAAACTTGCGGCTCAGAATGTTCATCTAATAAGTCTCACACGATACTTATTAGAAGAATACTACGTTCCCAAACCCCGCACGTGGGAATTGAACCCACAAAAACCTTTGTACGGTTATGAGCCTTTGGGTGGCTCAACGTAGCATTCATCTAATAAGTCTCGCAAGAGACTTATTATTTTCTAACGATGTCAAAGAACGAGAGAACTTCTTTTGTCACTCTCTATATTCTCAATGTACGACATAACAGGAATAATGTCAACCAAAAAGTTGCCTGCTTGAGAATTATTTTTGACATCGTTTAATTAGCGGGACCGTATTTTTCTCTTGGTTACTTCTATTTTTGGAATATAGACATACAAGACGGCCCCATAAACTTTGGTGGGTCTAGAAGGAATTGAACCTTCCACCTCTGTCGAGTCAGGACAGCGTTCTACCAATGAACTATAGACCCGTTGTTGGTGCAGATAGAAGGATTTGAACCTCCTTTTAACAATTTGTTAAAAGGAATTCAAAATAGGTGGAGGGCACGGTGGGAGTCGAACCCACTTGAGATAAATCTCGACTGATTAAAAGTCAGTTGCTCCACCGTAGAGCCTCGTGCCCATAAAGAATAATAAAGATTGGCGCATCTGGTAGGACTCGAACCTACATGTATCCAATTAGCTTTCTCCTGTTTCGAAGACAGGCGGCATACAGATGCATTATAATGAGTAATGGTGCCGCCTGACGGAATCGAACCGCCGACATTCTGATTACTAGACAGATACTCTACCAACTGAGTTAAGGCGGCCTTTTATGGTACCGAGAGGATTGTGCTGGGGGACTAGGGCTCGAACCTAGAACCTTCGGTACCAAAAACCGACGCACTACCAAATTGTGCTATCCCCCAGCACAATCCTCCCATTCATATCAAAATGTGTGTCTTTCTAGCACCCGGTGGTCAGATAAAAGCCGACCTTCTGGCGATATACACTATGTTTAAAGTTTGATATAGGTTAGCCTTTTGTTGACAAGCGAGACTATGTTGTCCGGCATTTCGGACTTGCCCGCTTGCGAGGAATCACAATGTTCCTCACTGAAAGTTTTTACTCTCTGCGTTCTCTCCGCAGATTTCATCCCTATCACCGCCCGTTCTTTTTTTATAGTGCTTTGCAGCCTCGTTCCGACTTGCACTTTTGTAACAAAAAACCCTGAGAATCTTGCGAATCCCAGGGTCAAAATAAACAAATGTATCTATGTTTACCTGTTTCCTGGATCCTTTAATAGATTAAAGGCGCCGCGAATGCTTGTTGGATATACGTCCGCAACCGATTCCGTTGAGGTTTTTCTTCCCCAGAGCATGTGCTGTTGCAGCGATATTTTACAAGTGTTAGTGTTCATACTTTTATTTATCCCTAAATCTCCAAAGCTTTATTTAAGCTTGTTTTTTTTAGTGAGTCTGATTTTTTTCTTGCTTGCGGTTGTAAGAGCCCTTGCCCTTTTTAGGGATATAAGCCTTCGCAATGTTAAACTTGTAAGCATGTTTAGCAACTGGATTAGGCATTTGTTTCTTTCTTCGTTTCAATCTATAATTCAATATAGCACCGGGTTATTTATATGTCAAGCCTTAAATCACTTATAAATAACTTTATGGACTTCACCGCATTCTCCCACGGACAGATTCAGTCTAAGGTTTGGCTCTGCAAAGAACTCGAACCACACCTTCCTGCTAACGCTAGGGTAGCTATCTTAGGAAGCTGGTATAACGTACTGGCTTTCATGCTTCTCGCTCGAAATAGTGACCAATATCAAGAGATTTTAGGAATAGATATTGATGAAGATGCGGTCATGGTATCAGATCACATAACTGATGCTTGGAGAATCGGAACCGATGCAAAGGTAATTAATGTCGTAGCAGATGCAGGTACCTATGATTTATCCAGTTATCAGGTGGTGATAAATTGTTCTCCGGAACACATGAAATCTAATGATTGGTTCGATAATTTAGCTATAGGAACACTTGTTTGCATCCAATCAAGTGATGTAACCATCAAAGATGACAGTATCTGGAAATGCGTCAACCCTAATCAATCGTTAGAAGAACTGACAAAAAAATATCCCCTTGCACCATCTTATTTCTCGGAAACAAAAGAGATAAACTACGGTGATTGGGGATATAAGAGATTTATGATAATCGGAACTAAAGAATGATTCTATTGATTGCGTACATAACTGCTGCGATCTTTGCGATTGCTTGAATCTGACTGTCAGTTACCCCTTCAGCCCTCAATGTATTGATCATCCTTCCGATATTGACTGAATTCTTATAAACCAACGTTGATGCAAACACATACATTCCATACTGTTTTGGAGTGATTCCTCCATTTGTTTCGTGTCCATCATACGAAAAATTAGATAGAGTCAGATCCAATTGCTCCTTATCCGCATACCATAGATAGATACTATACACATCATCTATCGCAGTGAGTGACGCTGCTGTTTTTGCTGCTTCACGTTCCTGCGTCCCGAACAACGGACTATTCATTGCGATTTCTTCTGCTAGGCCTCCGTTGCCCGAAGCAATTGCAGCCGCCAACGCACAACCATGTGCATCGATCTCGTCTAGTCCTTGCAAGTCAGTCATTGCCTTTTCGAGATTTTCTGCGATGTCTAGTGAGTGTGAAGGAATGCTACCCTTCACTAGTGTTAACCAATTCATGTTTTATTATCCTTGAATATTTTGGGACCTGACTTCAATGCAAAAGAAGTAAATGTCACATTTTATTAATAATAACAGGGGTTAACAATAATGTCAACCCCTGTTATAACTTTAAAGTGTATTATTTGCCCGAACTTCACACAAGATGTATTATTAGTGCCAGACCTTTTATTTTCTGCTACGCAGGACCACAGTTACCGCATTTAGGTCGTTTTTTAATTTACGGTTATTACGATTTGCATCATCAAGTGCAGACTGCATCCCGTCGACTCTATTAATTAGATTCGACACCTTTGATTCTAATGCCACAATACGTTTGTCTACGGCATTATCAACCGATTTGGGTTTTGATTCAAAATCAGCAGGTTCAGATGCGTACATACTCATGTTAGTATTTAGTTACCTTGCAGCCAAGCTAATACGTTTTCGGGAGACGATTCACCGTATGGATCAGTCATACAATTGTGTTCGATACCGGGTTCGACAAACCACTGCTCGATTTTGCCGTTGTTAACGACGACTGCATAACGCCAAGAACGGACACCGAATCCAAGATTATCCTTTTGCACCAGCATATTCATCTTACTAGTGAATATTCCGGATCCATCCGGAATAACCTTGACGTTCTTAACCCCTTGAGATTCTATCCACTTGTTCATCACGAACGCATCATTAACTGAAATACAATAGATTTCGTCGATGCCTTGTGCCTTGAACTCATCATACTTTTCTTCGAATCCTGGTAGTTGATAGGTAGAACACGTTGGCGTGAATGCCCCCGGAAGAGAGAAAAGGACAACTCGCTTTCCGCCAAAATAATCATAAGTTGTGGTGTCTTCCCAACGATATGGGTTAGTACCTTCAATCGAGTCGTCACGGACACGAGTCTTAAAGACTACTGCCGGAACAACAGATGGTAGTAATTCAGTCATTTATTTCTCCTTTAAATTTGTTGCTAACGAGAGCGAAATTGCTTCAGCATACGCTCGACATCGGGCCGCAAACGAGAAACACAGCGGCGCCAGATACGCTGCGGCATACCCATCTTCCAAGCCCACGCGAAGTCCATGACAACGAGACCAAAGACAAAAGCGACGATGCCGTTAACCATTTCAAGTTCCTTTGTTTGCAATTAATAATGTAATATAGCAAACCGAGAGATGAATGTCAACCTTTTTTATGTGTCGGGAGTATTTTTATCGATGTTATATCCCTGAAGGAACTTTTCTTCCTGAAAAGTCTTTTGGTTCCAAATTTTACGAGGATTACCACAAACCATACATCTTGGTCGTCCGCAATCCATTGCATGTCTCTTGGCCCATCGATGAGGTTGATCGATATTTGCATGGTTCCATAAACTATGCTTGGCGATCTTTAGTTGACGAGCAATCGCCGTATTTGTATTAGCAATTCGACTTGACTTCTTGAACTTGCCATGATTCATGGAATGTTCCTTGTTCGCTTATTAGATTCTCTTGAAGTCGAAGTGTGCGGATTCTTGTTCGCTTTTAATGAAGCTGTTCTCTGCTGCGATGACCACCGTCTAACATTGTTAGTAGCGGATGCAACTTGTTGCAAAAATTTTACTCCAGAACCAAACCTATTCAGATTCATGATTTTTCCTCTAGTACTATTTATGATCTAGCACTACCCAACCCAATTTGAGCAAATCTTCTCGGATAATAGGAGCCACTTCACCTTCGGAAAGATGACCATCAACACTAATGTCGGCGCAATACCAGTCTAGGTAATCGCCCCTCTGCTGCATATTTGCAATTATTGCACCTGCAGCCCGCCATGATGCTGACCAGCGTTCTTCCCTGAGGATAGGAAATACTTCATTTTTTCTAAAATCATTGTTGCATATTGCTGCATACAAATTCTGTGCATAGATATCTGATTCACGGACTTTATCTAGAATCCAATCATTGGTAAGGAGATCATATTCCATGCTGGATTTTTTCCAAGACTCGTCATTTTCTGGATCCAAATCGTTTTCTAGTTCTATGTCGTTCATCGAAGGTTCTTTCGCATGTTGTTTAATTGGTTGTGAACAGCAGAACTAAACATAGCAACAGGATAAAACAGGATGATAGCTAATAGTATCAGTAATGCAAACATAGTCAGGGTAATAGTGAAAATCATTTCAACAATAAACTGCAAGAACGGGACCATACATCTATTTATACTATGATAATTCTAGAGATTAAATTGGGTCCTTCATTATTGATGACGTGTCGAGTTGTCTTTCTTTATCTTTCTTTGCTCATCCTGTTAACCTAGCTGTAGCACAACTAAGGTTGTTAGTATTCCAGCTGCAAACGCATTAATTAATGTCAACGTATTACTTCGATTGTGCTTGATGTCATAATAGACGAGAGCAGTATTGAAGGCCAAAAAGATTAGGCAAGCAGCGAAATATAGCATATGTATATCTTTTTCGACTCAACTTGGACCCGTGATAGATTCATCTACTACAGGAGGCATGGGGGCCATGATCGGTGCATATATATTAGGCAGTTGACTATTATTAGTTGCTGGCATGGGTGTACCTGCTTGTGCATACATCAACTGTTGCACCTGAGAAATGTTCTCATCAATAATTGCGGGATTTTCAATGCCCTTGACTGTTAGGTAGTTTTTACCTTCATATTCGACAACAGAAACGATGAAGTCGATGTTTACCATCGATCTATTCTTTCCGTTTTCAGAATGTACTGTGATAAATTTGTTCATCGTAATTCTCCTGTATGTATTTACTAAACGCAAATCGATTGCGAATAATTTTTACGTCATGCTTGTCGGACAGAATCATATTACTGTGTAAGACACGTAAGGCATAAAATTAGTGATGAATATTAACCTCGAATAGAACACTCACCGACCTTGAACCATTTCAATACGTTATTGCGATCTTTGTTGTAATAGACAACACCCATGCAGCCGGATGAATCAGTGCGTCCATGAAGCGAAGTCTTGAACAGAGTTCCCTTCCAAGCGGGGCCGCCCGCTGATTTCCAACGACCGCGGTCAAACTTGAGTTCACCGACAATCTCGCCATCCTTCAAGATAGCGAAGGTGTGGAAACGATCATTGGGAAGATCATGAAAGCCGTTACGAACTTTAGCGATTGTCCACATTACGTTTTCTCTTACTGTCTCTATGATTCAATTTCAATATAGCAAAACGGGTAATTGATGTCAACACTTATTTTTGTATTCGGACAAAATAATGTTGATAAAGATTTCAGATAGGTCTGCGTCAGCAGAAGCCCGAGCAGCATCAGCAGCAGCAGCATTAGCAGCAGCACGAGCAGCAGCATCAGCAGCAGCAGCATAAGCAGCACTAGCAGCAGCAGCACGAGCAGCAGCACGAGCAGCATTAGCAGCATAAGCAGCAGCACGAGCAGCATCAGCCGCAGCATAAGCAGCATCAGCAGCATCAGCAGCATAAGCAGCAGCAGCACTAGCAGCAGCAGCACAAGCAGCATCAGCAACAGCACGAGCAGCATCAGCAGCACTAGCAGCAGCAGCAGCACTAGCAGCAGCAGCACAAGCATCAGCCAAATCACCATTACCATTCAAGGCATCGATGACCTGTTGACAGGCATCTTCTACCGGTTGCCAGTAATCAGATAGAATAGCTGGTTGTACTTTTCTCGCCGTAGCTAAGGCATATTCGACACATGCGATACGAAACTTGCGCATCACTATATCTATATCGATAGTATTCCAAGTAAACGAAGTTCTGTTGAACTTTTTCTTGAATTCTACCGTATCGAAATAATGCAACAGGCCATTGAACTGCTCGGGCGGTTCACAGAGAACCGCCCACATCTCGGCTTGATGGTCAAGCATTTTTGTACCGCCGTTTGTTTGTCGCTGTTCACAATTCAACATCTAGGGTAATCCAAAGAGCGTGATAAAAATATTAGACCTTCAACGACCAGGTTTGAGCCCGATAATATTCCAAGGTATCTTTCCGCGCAGCCCTAAAGAGACCTTTAACTGCAACGGTTTTATTGGTAGATAGATAGTGGTCAAACAAGTTAGTCGTTGGACAGCGAGCATCCACACTCAACATGATGCGATCATCTTTGTGATCACGGAACCAATACTCGTGCAGGCTATGGCCCTTGCGATAAGCCCTAACTTTCTTGATAAGGGTTAGTTCCTGCTGTTCAGTTTCGTAGTTAAGTACATCCCCTCTAAGAGGATGATACTGGCCATCGAACACCAAATCAAGTTCCTTATCGTATTGATAGAAATAAGGCAGCTTGTATAGCATACCCAAAAACTTCGTGGGGAATTGATAGTTCTGACCAGCTGTCTTAAATTCGCCGCTTAGGAAGCGAGCCAAATCTTGCCGAAACGGAGTGAAGCGATCACCGCGAAGTGTAGTCAAAACAATCTTATCATTATAATGTCTGCGAACGATTCCTGCAAAGACACGATCTTCTTCGGTAATCTGTTCTTTAATGAAGTTGGACATGAAATCGTGTCCAATGGTGCCGTTTTCTACATCAGGATCTTGGTTAGTTAGTCGATAAAGAACACAACTAAGCAGCAACGGATCCTCATGAGTTAAGGTTGTTGGCTCCGGGATATCAAATTTACTGTCCCAATCATGAGTGTCAACAATAACCGGATTAAATCGAGTCATACATATCTCCTATAATTCAATATAGACGAATTCTAAAAATAAAGCAATATTGCTTATGAGTTGGATAGGGTCCCTATCCAACTTGGTTAAGTTTGACAAAGCTATAAGAACAATCGTTGTATACGATTTTAAGTCATTGTAACCCTCTATATAACGCCGGATGCGTTCAATTCATCCTATGATTTGACATTATAGATTTTTGAGGGGAAAAGCAAGCCGCAGCTTACCCAATTGTGATATCTTCCATTCCGGCTACCCTCAATCTCACGACATGACCTAACATAAAGTTCTTGCTATCCAGACCCTTCATTATACCTAGAAACTTGTTTCGCACTAGAGCGACCTCGTTGATCAGTACCTCGAAATCGATTACCTCATCTTCACCGTCGACATACTTTTCAGCGTCACGGCTAGACAATGCCCTGTTATATTTTTCTAGGTATTTTTGAAAATGTGTTCTGCGAATCTTTCGTAATTGGATATTTAAGTAGTTGAGTACCGCTTCGATCTCTTGTAATTGATTGAAGCGATACTCAGCTATACCAGGAAGTGCAGCAATATTCTTTTCGATATTACCGTATACCTTGACATCAGACTTTGCCGACTGTATCTCGCGCTCATAGTACGAGATAAAATCGGGAAGTGCGCTTAAATCTCGTGAGACTCTGCTGTACCAGGTCATAAGTAAGGATCGTCGTAATCTTCGTCAAAATATACGTCATCTTCGTCCCGTCGAGCCTCGACCAGACCGTCTTCTGGCGTCTCTAGATAATAATCTAACGCTTGCTTGATATCAATGTCCCCACGAAATGCCTGTTTAATCTCGGTTGGAGAATAGTCTTCCTCGACTAAGTAATTAACCAGCATTTCAGCAGCACTGTCAATATCTCCCGAGTCAATGCTACCTCTGAGAAGTTTCCAGATTTCATTAACTAGCACTAGGCTCATTCTGCTGCATCCTCTTCTTCGACTACGGTAGGAATGATCTTCGCTGACTTTTGTTCAAATTCTGTCATAACAGTATCTAAGCAATTGTCATCATTGCGTTCCCATCCCTTACGAAACTTCTTGATGACGGTCCCGTCAAGGCGAGTATAAACAAGAGAGTTGCCTTCCTTAGCAAGCATTCCAGCCTTTTCGATCAAATCAACTAGACCTGAATAAGGACTCATGCCCGTCTCATATGGAATCTTAACTTGCACAGATTCGAAAGGCTTCGCATAACGAGTTTTCATGATCTTACATGCAGCACGAATTCCCCTGACTTCAGAAATCTTGTTGCCGTCTTCGTCTTCCTTGAGTTTCAATTTCTTCATCGCAACTACGATTGACGATGCGTAGACGAAGCCTTGACCACCTGAAATTTTGTCATCAGGATCAAACATGTCTTGTGATGCATAAGTGTGATTAGTAGCAACCAATCCAACATTATGATTACCGAACATGTTTACGCAGTTACGAACAAGTGCAGTCAGTGCCTTAGGCTTACGGCCCATGTCACCCTTCATGTCGCCTGCTTCGAACTGATTAACATCAGTAGGAGTGAGCAACATACCAAGCGAGTCGATGATAAACAAAACTTTAGGCTTCTCGGGGCCGTCAGGAATAGTCTTATAGCCCTTCATGAATTCATGAATAGTCCTAGCAACGTCATCAATCATTGCCATATTCAGCTTGAGTAACTTTTCTTCACTAGTGTCAACGCCGAGAGCATGTAGCCAGGCTTCGTCTAGTGCATTTTCACTATCAATGAGTACGACATAGATGCCCTGCTCTTGGGCATGTCGTACTAGATTTCCTGAACAAATGAATGATTTTCCTGCGCCCGACTCTCCGGCAAAGACAGTAACTTTACCAAGAGGTACGCCTTTGTTAAAATCACCGCTAATGAGATAATTAAGTGCATGATTGCCTGTACTAATCCAATCTGTTGGGTCGTTGAACCCGATACTAAGACCGTCAATAGCCTTAGTGATGTCCTTACGGAAACGGCTTACGTCAAAGGGCTTTGACAAGTTGTATTCTCCTATCTGATCTTTGCAACTTTATCATTGAATGATAATTTTTCAAGTAATTCGGGACTATTCTCTGCCAATCGGTCGATGTTGTGGTCGCCGGGATAATGGCGTAGAATGCCCCTCGCTCTGTCTCGAATGATACTAGGAACTCTGGGAGTTTTTCCAGGGTCACATAGTTCTTCCAATAGTTTTTTACCTTGCTTTAACGCCCGGTATCTTTCATCTGCTTTTGTCATTGATGTTTCCTTTATCATTTAGGGGGAGGCAATGCCTCCGCCTAAATAGTCACCTTACATCTGGCGAGCGCGGATCATCTTCAAGATGTCCTGTGCCTTATCACTTGACGATTGAGACTTCTGAGGACTAGATGCCGAATCATTTACTTCAAACGGGGGAGCATCATCTACGTCGTTGAACTTCGGGGAAGATACTGTTGCGGGGGTGCTAGTTCCAGTAGTCACCGATTGTTTTGTCGCACCAGCACCCGAAGGGGCCTCGACACCATATGGACGATAATATGCGCCCCACTTTTCAGTGTCGTACGGTCTACCGTCGACAGATGCTTCGAACATTTCTTTGATGATGCGAAGTTCTGCTTCACTCGGCTTCTTTGGTAGGAAGTCAGCAAGGCTATACAGCCTATGCGCATCAATCGCAGCCATTTCAGCTTCGGTCAACGGAGTTTCTTTGCGGGCCCAACTTGACGTGGTATACTCTGCAAACCCTCCCTTACCGGGGGTCTTACGGACATTGAAATCAAGTCCCCTGATGTAATCAGTTGGCAACTCTTCCATCTCAGGATCCATCAACGATGCCTTAATGATCGTTTGAATCTGCGAAGTAACGACAAATCGACGAATAGGGTTAGTTGGGGTCACGTCATCGCCGATTGGGTTTTGCCTAACAAAACCCTGATAAATGTAAGAACGCTTCTTCCAATACTTATTAGCCAGTTCCTTGAGAGACTCATCCTTGTACCACGGACGAACTTCTGCTAGAATAGGACAGTTATCGCCGTACATTTCTACACACGGCACTTGAACCGTGACGTTCTTCATGGTATTGTCACCCTTGACACCATTAAATGGAAGCTTGATGACCTGACGTTCGATCCAAAAGAACGTGTTGTTTGGATCAGCATCTGGAAGGAATCGGACTGTAGCAGTAGTACCTTCATCGATGTTCCAATGAGGATAAATTGCGTTATCTGATTGTGTGTTTGAACCTTTATTTTGGTTCTTGTTTTCTGCTGCTGTAATATGCGCGCGGATTTCTGCTAGACTTGCCATTTTGTTTTTCTCCTATTAAAATGTGCTATATGTTGAGCTTTAGTATGTGATTTATGTTTGCTGTCGGAGACAACTACCACAGTGTTTAATATACTAGATATCAAACCCTGTGTCAATATATTTATGCCAGTAATGGGTAATTAATAAAATAGTTTAAGATTCATCCACTCCAAGTAACTTAGCCAAACGTGAAGTCTTTATTTTTTTCTTTGTAGTATGCTTTGCCCGGCCTATCGGGGTATCATCAGTAGACGTGTCATCATCGTCAGTCTTGTCCGACACAAAATCAATGATTTTTTTCACACCATTCGTAGTCTTAAGTAATTTTGTAATTTTTTCTTTATCATAATCAGGCGTTTTATCATATAATTTCAATATTTTTTCAGCCATAGATTTACTAAACTTGTGTGTGCCGTCTTCTAACTCAATCGAACCAGTTGTTCCTTCGTCAGCGATCTTGCGCAGTTGGCTAATTATCGAAGAATCTGATTCTTTTGTGAATAATAATGCTAGATTGCTTTCCTCTATCTCATCTTTGTGCGGTTCGTTTTTGACTCTACGCAGAGCCTTAGGAGGATTAGCGTCTCTCTTGTTGTCTTCATGTTCTTTCTTGCGAAGGTGTGCAGGCTTGTCAATATCCTTACCCATCCAAGGCTCGAGAGCTTCATCAAGCTCTAACTTCTCGCTGATAACATTATCAGCCCAGTTTTCGAGCATATTAACTTCATTCATTTCTGCTATGTTCTTCCGAAGGCGAGAGAGGATTGGCATAACCGATTCTATCCGAGGATCCATGGTTTCCTGCACGAATAATTCATTGATAGTGTCGTCATTCTCATCTTCCATGAGAGGAGGCGACCATGATTCGAAATAAGCATTATAGCCGCGATGTCCACGCATCTTGCCTAACGATTCACGTAGTTTATTATAGTGATTGATACCTTCTAGAACTAGTTTCTGCGTTGATTCAGTAAACTCGCCGTTGCGTGTTGCGCGAACAAATCCAGCCATCTTATTATATTCTTCGCACAACTTTTTGATATGGTTCCATCGATCATCGTTAGGAACTCCGCCCTCAGCAACATGACGAGCATAGACTTGTGCCACCCCTGGCTTAGTAGTGGGAGCTAAAAAGCGTTCTCCGTGTATATTTTCAAGGTATATTTTCGCTACGTTACGATAACGCTGTTCGCCTTCTTCGATGTTACGATTGTGTTGAAGAACGATCTTTACATTCGGTACGGCGTCGTTGTAACTTCTAGCCCTACCCATTGAATGATATCCTTCTGCTACTCGCTCTTTCACCTTGAGATGCTCCCGTTGTCTCATGCGATCCCCCAATTGATCTTTGTTAGATAGTTCGAAGTCAAGTTGTCTGCGTTGCGCCCAGTTCTTCAAATGTTTTAAAAATCCCTCCCAAGTATCATCATATTCTACTCCCGGAGTAATGTTGTCAGGACTGTCAGCTTGCTCATCGTCATAATATACGATAACTTTACTAGAATCATCAAGGCTGACCCAAACTTTACCATAGTCTGTGCCATCTTTCTTAAAAGTAAATTCTATAACATCGGCTTCCTGTGAAACTCGAACCCGTTTATTCTGACTATTAAGCGGAACAGGAGTATAACCTCTAACTTTTAAGAGGTTATAAAGTTCATTGTTGAAGCTTTCGGTATCGCGTGCCATAATACTATTTAGTCTTCCCGTGATAAATAATGTTGCGAGCACCAGATCGACACTCAACAATTCGGCTAGTGCTTTGAAAAAGTATTAGCTATGACTATTTATTCAATTAATAACCGCAGTATAATCTACTGTTTGAAGATCAGAAGAAAGCCAGCTGCTGGTAAATAATGACAAGCACAACTTTTGGGAAGAAAGATGTAAACCACAATCCCATGAAACGATTAGCTAACCGTACCCGACCAACGCAAATTATGACGACCTGTCCACATTGCGAACAAACAATGGGTATCAGTAACTACAAGAAATACCACGGTGATAAGTGTAAGTTTAAGAAATGACTGCAAAGAAAGGTAAAGGCAGGATAATGTCATCATGGTCACGAATTTGGCTCTCTAAGTCACCGTGATAATCCGCTAGTTGTGTCATAATTCTAACTGCTAATAGTGAAGCCATTATCAAATCGTCATGGTCTCCTACTTTAGCCGCATAGCTTCCACCAGAAGCTACAAACGCTTTAAGTTCACTGATGAGTGATCGGCTATGAATAGACATCTTCTTTGATTCTAGCAGTGTTTTGAATTTAGCACACGCGGCAAGTTTAGGTTTGTTAGTGGTAGTGAATCCTCTTCTACCTTTACCTGGCTCACTAATAAAGATACCGGATATATTTGATTCACCATACTCGTTCAATGAAACAATCGCAGCTTGACCGATACCATTATTTTCAATTGAGTAATATATATTATTTGGTTCCAAAGTCTGTTCTGCGATGTACTTACAAATCTCAGCAAGTAACTTAATCTGACTGGGGATATCAGTCTTGTTGTGCTTCCACTCACCTATCTGCGTAGTAGTACTTGCTTCAAATATTTGAATAGCAGCAGGATCGCCTCCGGTACCTAAGGAAGGATCCAGCGCAACTACGTATAACCTACCCTTCTCGGGCTTTTTATACCAGCGGACCTGACCCATTCGGTTGATAGGCTCAACACCCTCAAGCATGATCAGTGTGTTTGGATTTATCAGAGTCTCGTCCGCAATAATAAATTCGCAATTTATCTCTCGGTTGAAACGATCATCACCGAGCTGGGCACGCATTTGTTCTGCCCACTTCTCATCACGTTCAGGATGTTCGTGCCAATATGCTCTATATGCTCTAAAGCCGTTGACCCCTACTTCTGTCGTGTTGCCAAACTCATCTTCAGTCTTGTTAGCCATCTTCCAGATTAGAGCAAACTGATCTTCGTCTGAGTTCGGGGTTGATGTGATGATCGCCTTACCACCAGTTGCTAGCGTGGGTGTGATAGAAGTCCAAAATTCTTTAGCGATTGAAGGGCGGACGAACGCAAATTCATCGCAATTTTTTGTTATAATACCGTCATTTACTAAAAATCTATGTAGTTCATCTTCTACTTCTATGATATCATATACTTCAGTTTGTTCTTGTTCGTTTATGCCGATAATTTGTTCAAGTCCATCCACAGTATCAATATAGTCCGAAACATTTAACTCTTTTACCGGTATTTTATTTTTACCATTAAAAAAGAAATGTGCCTCAGTAGCATCAACTGTTTTACCATTCGTTAGAGTAATTTTATACGTGGTCTTTTTTCCTGAAAAGGTTATTCCTTTAAAGTCTTTCCACCCTGAGGGTGTTAATATTTCGTATTCAGTGTTTTCAGCAAACATAATAAAGTTTCTATATCCTGTTGTTGAGTGTTTTCCCATACAAAATACGTACGGAACCCCCGCTGTTCATATATGGCTTTAGCTTTTTTATAATCTCGTGCTAAAACCTGATCCGCATTTCTTACCGGTCCTTTCGGAGTTTTCCATTTATTCCATGCATCTTCAGTAATGCACGGATCGGCATGCCATGCATTAGACTGGTATTCTATTACCATATTAAAATTCGGAATAGTAAGATCGTAATAGTAATAGTTGCCTTCACCGTCGTTGATAGCATATTCAGTTTTATCAAAATAATACTTAATTTGGTGTTCGTCTAGGTAATATAATATTGGTTTCAATATTTTCTTTGATATTCTGCTTGCGCCTACTACTCTGGTTATTCCCTGCTTTAAAAGGGTTTGTCTAAGTTTTATATGAGCATTCTGTTCTACGGTTAATCCATTTTCTAAAACAGTAGTAACTCTATTATAGGCTTGACGCTGGTACCCGTTGCGCCCTGATTCATCAATGTTAGCCATATGAGTTGCGCGTGTTTGTAAACCTTTGCGCTCGTATCCAGTAAGTCCGTCTGGGCCAATAGATTCCAACTTAGCTCTTGCTTTGTCTTGTGATAATTCGTATTTTGTTTTTCCGGTATCCGGGTCTAATTGTTTAAGACCTGCACTTATATTAGCTTTTCTTTTTTGCGCTATCTTTTTAACTCCGGGGTACTTCGCATCATACTCTTCTACTGTCATTCCCAATATACGCTCAATATATGAGGATTTAATCATACTCATGCGGGCGTTGGAAACAGGGCAAATTACATAATCATAGCCTTCTCCTAAGGTATCATCATATAAATGCGCGTTTCGGTATTTCGACCTTCGGATAAATTCTTCTATTTTAGTATTCATAGATTTATTTATCTTTTTTATCTACAAACCCAAACTCGTCATTGAGGACATTTTCAGGATTATACATTCTTGTATATAGGTTTTTTAGCGTGATATCTTCTTCTAATAATGTATTCTTGTTTCTAATTCTTACTGTAGTTGTATCACCGTCTAAACAATAAAGTAATGAAATACTCATACCACGTCCGGTATTTTCAGTGGTGGTTGCACTCAAGATTCTTGATCCATTCTCGAAGTCTATTGAACCTTTATTATAAGTAGTCACTCCTGCTTTGATGTGATCGGGGCAATTTTCATATGCATAGCGAACACGCTGCATGATTTCTTGTGCACCGGCATATTTGTGTGCAGCTATAAGAATAGTTGAATCTGGAATGAACATAGCATACCATAGTAGATAGCCGGCTGCACTGGTACTTTTACCGGTTTGTCTCGGCATGAGACTAATACTAAAACGATAGTTGTGATAGGTTTCAATCAATCGTTCTTGGTATTCCCAAGGATGGTACATCATTGATCCTTTAGTAGGATGCTGAATGTAGAAGAAGTTATCCATGAAATACAGATAACCAGAGTCTAGGTCACAGCACTTGAGGAACTCATCGAGTTGCTGTTGATTTTTGAACACCGTTTTCTTGTAGGGGTCCTTGATTAAGGTGGATACTGTTGCCATACTAGTATTTAGTTTGTAAGTTCTTCCCAACCAAACTTATATAATAAATCTGCGTTACCCGCAGTGTACGAAACTGCAAGGGTTAGAGTGCTTGGTGTGCCGTTAGCATAACGCCACAGTTGTAGTCTTTTCTTTATATCTTCACCAATTTCTACTTCATCACGACTACTAGTTAACCCTGCATAAACCACAGTACCGTTAAGTTTCCGGATGTGCCAATCTCTGAAATATGTGCGTCTACGTTGCCGGGTATGTTAACGTTACCAGTAATGATGATGTTACCCGTAAACCCAGTGCGAACAAATACCTGACCGGTATCTTCGTTAAGTTCTAACGCTTGGTTGATATTACGTAGATACCAGGGCGCTACATTCGATGGTTCGGGCTCGGCCATAAAAAAATACTCTCATATTTCTATGAGAGTATTTATCTTATTATTTAATATCTAGGGGTCTTGCTTTAGTAGCAACTATACAGTAGTACTTTTCAGTGACCTTTTTAGTTTCGCCATCTTCGGTCGGGATATGAAGGTCAAACTCTAGGTTGTTGAACAAATCGATATTGAATCCAGTTCGGCGTAGCAATGCTGCTAATTGGTTTGAACCGAGAATAGAATAGTGATTTAGGTTTTCCTCATGCTGTCGTTCACAGTCGGGAGCAGGAACTTCGATGTAAATCTTCGAACCTTGCTTAAGAATACGATTATATTCCATCAATGAGAAGACAGGATAGGGTGAATGTTCAAGAGCGTGACGAAGGAAGATGAAATCAACTGATTCGTCATAGTACCCGTCTTTTTGTGGCAAGAAAGATAGATCATATTTTTTGATCGTGTGACCTTTACTCTCACAGATGTTGACATCTTCAGGACTTAATGTTACCCCAGTTAGATTAGTGTATTCTCTGCTTTTCATCTCGTCAAGAAAATAACCCGGTCCACATCCCAAATCAAGAATGTGTGCATCCTTAGGTAAATTCAGTGGATCAATGTACGTTTCTACTACTTGTTTGGTGAGACTTTGATGAAATTGACTGTCGCCTTCAGCATATATGTGGGCAGTATATATGTACTCGTTATAAAACTTGAGCTTTACCAGGTCTAGTGTTTGGTTGATATCTATCATGCATTTTTCTTTCTTGGAGATATAATTGGGTGTCAAAGTGCCATCATAATGTGATTGCCTCAGTCGCCGATGTTCATATTATTGTTTTCGTAAAATTACTTATACTAGCTAAAATGAAGTATTATTTTTTTATAGTTGTACGAACTGCTGCGGGCCCGAACCAACTTCTTCATTTTTTATATCCCTTAAAGGGCTTGATAGGACTTTGGTTTTGTGTACTACTTAATTCTTTGCTAGTCAAATCACCATCATTCAAATCTTTGAACGGTATACCGGCAGTTTTATATGCTATTTTTAACATATCTTGTTCTAATTCAGTATAGGGGTGTGCGGTATTATTTTTTCCTGCCCAACTCTCGCTGTTTAGTTTAGGGATAATTTTTCCATCAGTTGCTGCTACTGCCATCATTACCCGGTTTAAGTCGTATGTTCGGTCATATTGACTTGCTGCGAACGTATTTAACCCAACGGTAGATTGCTGTTGTCGTTTAGATAGTTTTCCTTTAGTCTCAGTAATGAACTCATGCGCTCTCATCTTTTATATCCTTTAAAAGGCTTCAAGACTGACTCTTTTCCGGTATCCATCAACTCGTCGCTAGATGGGGTGCTAACCATTTTCTTACCACTCTTGTTCACTTTTTTTAGTGCTTGGTCGATAAGATCACCGATGTTTGGATCAAACGAAGATACAACTTGATGCTCTCCCCAAAGACTTTCTGCTTCAAACTCGTGCTTAAACTTGTTTTGGACGCCGTCATCCTGGCCGTTTTCAGCGCGACTTGCTGCAATCGCTAGCCCAAATCTATATAATTCGTAGAAGTCTTGATTCTTAAGACTTGGAATAATAAAAGTATTAGGGAGTGACATCGCTACTCTAGTTAACCCATCTTCGCTGTCAATGGGGTTTTTGCCTTCTGTAATAAATTCCCAGGCTCTCATTATGGTTGTTCTATCGTTATAACGATGTTCGTTTCAGTTGTCATTACTGCACTTACATACCCGTCTAATCCTATATCTAGCCCATCGATCGGGTTACCCGCCCACATATTTTGTGAAGCAATAAAATGAAATAGTATGTTTGGCGTCAACGGATCACACAGGACTCTGACGTTTCCGTTTACTACATCCATGTCGTATCTTGCTAACGCATTACCGAAAAAAGTAGAACCATGTCCAGTAAACTTTACAGCGTTACCTGCTGTATTCAGCTGGGCAAACAGTTGAATAGTCTGGCTCTGTCCGACATCAGCAGAATATATATAAAACTCACCCATAGTGAAAGTATTCGCCGCAGTTTCGAATATCACTTGACCTGATGTGTTGCCTGTAGTATATGCACTACTTGTATTTGTGTAAGTATAGAATAGATTTGCAAAGTTATTGTTGATTTTAGCAAAGGCAACGCGTAACGGATCTCCCTCACCATCGTTCGGGAGTGTGCCTATATTGATAATTTCTTGTATGGCCATATCGGTCTTCCGTCGTTATGAAGTATTTATCAAACGGATTACCGTTTATTACTTCTTACCGAATGACCAAAATGGTTTTGGCTTAGTAGCGGTGTCGAAAATCTTCTGTTGTTCGTTGTACCAATCGTTCCATGCTTGATTCTGTTTCTTACACTTCGCGTACTTCACATAGTTTTCGGTGATGGCAATCATTACATCGCTGAGCTTGGCATTTTCAGCTAGGCGAGTTAGGGTTTCGCAATCTTGCCGTAATAATTCTGGCGCTTCTGGAAAGGTAGTAGTTACTGGAACTGCGGTGTGGGCACAAGAAGCGAGTAAAAAGCAAGCAATGACAATTATTTTTTTCATGGTTTATCAGGCTCCGAATCACCGCTTAACTCAGCAGCTAGATTGTGTGCATGTACTACGTCAGGCGAGATAGTGCATTCACCATCGATAGCAGGAGCGTTATCACGTATATACTTGATTACGGTGTCTCCCTTTTTAGTAACGACCTGAGTGTCAGTGACATACCTAGTGACTACTTCGACGTTTGCCTTTGCTGCTTTAGTTCTCGCGTCTGCTAATTGCACTTCTAATTTAGCAACTCGAATTGCCTGTGCTTCTTTAGAAGCAAGGCCTCCTTGGAGATATAAACCGGTTCCTAATAGGAGAAATCCTATTATCCTAATTAGAGTTGTATATGAATATATAAACGGAATCATCCTTAATAAAAAGGATGCTGCAACAAGAATCACACCTGACAAAAATATCAGATGAATGAATAGAACGGGAAGTATTGTTAATAACCACATGATACTATTATTTATACCTCTGTACGAATTCTATAATTTCGTTATCTATCATAAAACTTCTTTATTTTATCAATTATATAAGTCACTTCAATGTCAGTAAGTTCAGGATATATAGGAAGACTAAGCACGCCGCGACTAAGCATCACGCTGGTACTCATCATGTCTGGTTTTACCAATCCAGCTGCAACGGGAAGCTCACTTAATGTATATGGATAGTGAACCTTAGTAACAATCCCATGTTCATTCAGGTATGAATGTAGGTTGTTTCGATCATTGGTATAGATTACAAACTTTTGATATGAATGGTGATATGCCCCTTCTGAGAGACATCTAATAGGAAGGCCAGCGAACCCCGACAGATACATCTCTGCTATCTGTTTGCGCCTTGCTTGCCATTCATCGATATATTGCGTTCGGACCAAAAGATGAGCGCAATCGATCTCGCTCATCTTGGAGTTTGTGCCGGGATAGTCGTATTCAGATTTTCCGTTGTCTTTTGCTTTGTTTACAAACTCAAATAGTCCTTTATCGTGTGTAACTACTGCCCCGCCGTTTCCAGATGCATTCAGATTTTTTGTAGGATCAAAACTAATTGCCATACCCATACCTATATTACCGAACGCTGAAAGCCAGTGTTGTGCTCCGTCTACTATCGTACGCTTATTAAAGTAAAGTGGGGATTCTGTCCCATATAGTCCTACATAACAATGATAGACATAATTATGCACCCCCGGAAGGGTAGAGAAGTCTTCCAGAGTGTCAACGGGTAAACACCCGTATTTGTTAGTATCGCTAAGTTCTACTTCCCAACCATTGCTTAGAAATGCATTCAATGTTGCAGGATATGATAGATTAGGAAGAATGATCTTGGGTTTCGTCGAGTTATCAGATAAATCCCGAAAACGAACATACTGAGCAATGAATTCTAATGCCTGTGTACCACTGTGTGTTACTATCGCGTAATTGCACTTGTTTTTTCTAGCCAGCCAGGTTTCAAACTTACGAGTGTATTCGCCGTCAACTAGTATACCCTCACGAAGTACATTATCAGTTGCTTCAAGCAACTCATCCTTAAGATTTACATATTGTCGCTTAAGACCAAAATGCGGTATTGAGATATTCATAATACCTCTGAATTCCTTCCGAAATATTCATTGTAGGATTATACCCGAAATCTCTGCGAGCAGCACTGATGTCTAACGCACCTCTGCTAGGAAAAGTGTTGTCTCGGTCTGCTAGTTTTAATTTACCTTTGCCTACTATCGTAGTTACGATTGAGGCTGCTTCTTGCAGCGAGACTCCGTCACCGCGCGTTATATTATATGTATAATTCATCGCAGTGTCGCTCAGTGACGCTCCTACGATGCCTGCGGCGGTGTCTTCTACGTAGGTAAAGTCCAGGCGTTCGTTTGGTCCATTAACTTCTAATAGTTTATCTTGCATTGCAGCTATGATAAATTTGGCTATAACTCTATCGTTGACATCTAATGGCCCATACACTGCGCTTGGCCGAAGGATCGTGTAGTCAAAACAGCCACGGTTAGCATAATCTTTGACTAGCATTTCGCCTGCTAGCTTCATTATACCATATTGACCAATTGGATTGCATGGTGTGCGTTCGTTGGTGCCATCGGCAAAATTACCATATACCATACTGCTGCTGATGTAGACAAAACGCTTAACCTTATGTTTAGCTGATACTTCGCATAGGGTAAGCAACCCTTCAGACATTGTGCGAGAAGCTGCACTGGGATCAAGCCCGACTGCTTTCTGTCTAGGAAAACTAGCTAGATGGATTACTATATCTGGCTTGAATCCGCTGAAGGTTCTATCTACTGAGATTTGATCTACAATATCATATGGATGACACATTGCATCTACTTTTTTGGCTCGTTCTTTCACCAATGCAGTGAGTTCGATGCTTGATACGATACCATAATTGGTATAATTATCAATTGTCAAGACATCATGTCCTAGACGCTCTAACTGTGCCACGACATTGTGCCCAATGAACCCCATACCACCTGTTACTAGAATTCTCACTGCTTGAAATCCATATATGGAGCAATATCATGATCAAATATTTTCGACATATCACGATATAATGACTCACGTTCTCTTTCGGTCATGCCGGAGTTAAGAGTATACATTCTGTCGTCTTCGCTGATAGTGAGTCCATAATCGTGCCTATATGTGAGACACATATTATTGATAATTTGTTCTCTGGTAAGTGTCATCAGAACTTCAATCTCCAAAAAGTGTATAGTTCAGGGGTAAACTTTGCGATAACACAACAATGGTATTCAAAACAAGCATGATCAATTTCCTTATGCCATGAAATTTCTACATTGTTATCTTTCAACCAGCTACCCATCTCACCCTTTTCCCATTGGCCTACTGTTAGACCGGCTGCTATTTCGGCATCGTCGCGAAACAGGTCGATCCTGAAGTTAAGCACATTAACTTGCTTCATACTGCCATAATAGCCGGCAGTGCTGGATGAGATTGGTAATCTAGTAGTTTTATATCATCCATGTTAAACCCATCAATCTCAGTAACATTTGGGTTCAACCAAAGCGTAGGTGATGGGAATAGGGTCCGAGAAAGTAGTTCCTTTACCTGAGGCAAGTGGTTAGAATATATATGAGTATCACCTGTTGAGATAATCAACTCGCCTACATGCAAGCCGCATACCTGTGCAATCATATGTGTTAATAGTGCATAACTTGCGATATTAAAGGGAATTCCTAAATAAGTATCACAACTTCTCTGATACATGTGGCAGCTTAAACGGCCATTGTTGCTCACACTGTACTGACTCATGACATGGCACGGGGGCAATGCCATCTGATCAAGTTCGTCCACATTCCAAGCAGTGAGTATGTGTCTACGACTATAAGGGTCTTGTCTGATCCCATCAATCAAGTTCTTGATCTGATCTACTCCGCCCCAGTTACGCCATTGCACCCCATACACCCTACCTAGATCACCTGGATACTTAGCATTAGGTTCCCAATAAGGAGCTGTAGCATTTCCTGACCAGATCGTGCTATTAACTGGATCCTTTGTTCCATGCAAGATTTCAGCTAAACGTCTTTCATCACCGCTTCCTTCTAAAAACCAAAGAAGTTCACTTACAACTGCTTTCCAAGCTAACTTCTTAGTCGTGATAGCAGGAAAACCCTCTCCTAGATCAAACCGTAGTTGCCTACCAAAAACGCTGATGGTCCCGACGGAAGTACGATCTGTCTTCTCTTCACCATTTCGTAGAATGTCCTTAAGTAAATTATGATATTGTTCCATATTGTATTATCTCATTATTCTCTATGCTACGCAAGACTTTCTGTTACCTTTTATACCTAGACACACTTCCGTTCCCAAATTTGATATTCGTGATCGGGAAATATCTCACTATAAGTTACTCTATATTGATTTTCTAATTTAGGTAGGTCGATAAAAACATCACAAGTATAATGATCGTGCGTTTTTGTAAGATGCACGGTGTTGATCTGTCCCCAGCAACTGTCAATCAACTTAGCCCCGCCGATCAGCCAATACCAATCTGAGTGGTTGGTTATCTCCGAAACACAGGTCACACCTTCGCATTCGAAAGGTCTTGACGTGACTACGATATTCATGCGGTTAGGTAATGGTTTTTTTGGAAGACTATCCCAAGTATTGCGGCCCATAATGATAGGTTGCCCTTCAGTTAGTCGCTTGAATCTTGGCAAATCACCCTGGATGTTAGTCCAGGGTAACTTGTTTTGATAGCCTATTCCCCCATTAGGGTCACATGCCAATATCAATTTCATAGTCTATTCAACAACCGATCTGTTTCAGGTTGCACATGATCAGCTATGCTCTGTACATTAAGTACAAATTCAATGCCGAGTACGTTATCTTCCAATTCGATCAATCTTCTGCTTATTATTTCTTCAATTTGTTCTGGATCAACGCCCTGAGACAACATTTGTTCAACGTTGATTGTTCTTTGCTTTTTTCCAACCAGTTTTAGCACTAGCTTTCTAACAAATTCTACTGGAATCTTTTCTTTTTCGACGCCCTCGATCAACCGTTCCCATTTTTGTAAAAATTCAGGGGACATTTACCTCATTAGCCTTATGCAATAGCAGCAACCTTTTTCGGACGGCCCCGTGGTTTATCGGACGTATTAGCAACCTTAGGGGTTGCTATAACAGTTGGGTCCAGCGAACGTGCTTCATTCAGTAATCTATCAGCTTCCGCCAATAGCCCCTTTGCTTCATTGCTCATTCGTTCTGCTTGCTGACGTAGATTGGTAGCAAGTGCAGTATCACCCAAAGCATCACCTGTTGACTGAACTCCGACTGACTCTGTTGGTCGTTCTCCCCGCATCTTACGAGCAACTGTAGCAGCGTCTTGAATTCCGCGGCTGCCGTCGATTTCAGCTAGTCTTTTAACTGCATCTTCGCCTAGTTGCATCTCGTTGAGGATCTTATTGAGGTCGCTCAATCTAATTTTTGTGTTTGGTGCCGGAGTCATCATGACTTGTTCAGTCTGAATCTTCTTCAATTGTCCTTCAGCATGTAGTTTTTGAAGGATAATATGCCCGTCTCTAGTATGTGTACGATTCAACGCATCCGCGAGGTCTTGACTATGTTGTCCGATGTCACTCTCAATGCACTTGATCAATGGGTCATGGATATTCTGATTGAGCAATTCAGTGTAGACGACTAAAGCCATATGAGGCTCGCCTGGCACTTCGCGGAATACTACTGCAACCTTACGGTCTCCGTGTTTACCCACATGCCGTGTAAAATTTGCCATTATTAAGTCTCCTTTAGATTAATAATAGTATTTAACTAGAAAACCAAACGGTTAAAAATTTATCCCCAAACCAATTGATAAAAAAGAGCCTCTTTGGGGTCTTCGAACGCCACATACTTCCAACTCGTGCAAAATCTACCAGTCAGCTTTTCTAAGATCCAATTCCTAGAGTCATTGGTGTGTGTCGCAGTAGTAAGGACAAAATGTTTAGGAACATATTTTAGTTCCCTGTCCATGTACCATTGATTTATATTAATGTCATCGATTGTCAATTTCATTTCACCACACACAATATAGTACTGCTACCGAAACCATTAAGCTAGGAACTACTAAACCCTAGAAAATTAACCACTATTCTTACGATGATCATCGTAAATAGCCCAAACACCGAAAGGGGGGTTCGGATTGGGATCGCCGTGAATAATCCAAACCGTGTCGCAGTAATCAGGATCGCCCCAAGAGCCGCAAGGATACCCGTCAGTGAAGACGATCAAGCGTTCAGGCACAATTGCTTCTTTCTTGAGGTAATCAAAGATGCAAGTGAAGTCCGTGCCGCCGCCGCCCATCAGTTTGTATTCTTCGATATTTTCCATGTTTTCAGAAGTGAACTCCTGCATGTTATAGACTTTGGTATCGAAACACGCGATACGGATACGGTACCCAGCAAACGATTCCATCATACCTGCAACTTCGCTGATGAACTGCATACCTTGCTTATTAGAGATAGACCCTGACATGTCGATAAACACGGTCACATCGATCTCTTCGCCGGGAGTCATACCTGGCATAACCGCATCCATGTGCCAACTACGACGAGAAGGGCGCAGCCAAGTATAATCGGTTTTGATAGCAGAAGTCAGACTAGTCTGGATCAGTTCGTTCCAAGGCATAACTGGATCAGTAAGCTGCTTGATCATACGCTCAACGCCTTGCGGAATCGAACCTGCTTCGGCAGACTGTGCTGCGTTGATAATCGCTTGCTTTACTTCCTGGCGAACCTTTTCACGTTCTTCAGCAGACATGCGCGGGCGGCCTTCGCCGTTGCCTTCTTCATCGCTCTCGCCTTCGCCGTTGCCTTCTTCATCGCTCTCGCCTTCACCTTCATTGCTCATATGATCATCGATCATTTTATCAAGCAGGTCTTCGATGTTGATATACTGAACATTCTTCATCAGATCATCATAGATGAGTTCGGCCGCCGTGCTAGCATATTTGGTTTCATACAAGCAAGGAACCGTCGTGATGAACTCGCCGATCTTATGTTTCTTCAAATCAGCGTTCACTGCATAGTCAGCAGCGATATTCCAGATTTCGGGGTCGCGGCCATCGCGACGATCCATATGATCGTAGACAACATGCAACACTTCATGACCAACAAGAAACTCAACTTCCTTCGTGCGAAGCATCATGATGAAGCGAGAATTGTAATAGAACTTCAGCCCATCCGTTGCAGCCGTAGAGCACCACTCGTCGGCATTGATAAGTTGAAGGCGAGTAGCGAGATTACCAAAAAACGAATGGTTAAGAAGGAGACCGATGCGTGCAGTGATGAGACGCTCCCTAGCTGCGTGATCAATCTTAGGATCGGTAGGACCAATAAGATTTTCAAACTTCTTGCTGCGAGTGCGCTTACCCTGCTTGGGCTTAGTCGCAGTACCGGGAATTACTTCACTCATAAAAATCTCCTTGTTGAACATAAACTGACTATATGACATTGCACACGAAATGTCAACCAAAAAATCAAAAAATATTTTTATAATTCCTAGCATAAATACTATTAAGCATGTAGAGTATAAACACTATGTTAGAAAGATTAAAAATATTGGTAGAAAAAACCAATCCCAGAGTTTTAGGTCAGGTACTGAAAAGTAGCAATTACATTGAATTATATGATTGGGTGGAACGTGAGACTATTAACTTACTTGATGCATCAATTAAAGAAAAAGTCTGGTACTTATTAAACAATAAGCCCAATTTTATTTGCAACCACGGGAACAAAAAAACGTTCAACCCTAAGAAGTTGCAATATGGATTCTGTGATAATATTAAGAATTGCCTTTGTTTTCAACAACACGCAAAAGAAAATTACAAACCAAGGGATATGTCAATTGTTATTGAAAAAAGAAAAGACACCTGGTTGAAAAAATACGGAGTAGACAATGCCAGCAAAGCAGAAGGTGTGAAATCAAAAAGACGAGAAACAATGTCAAAAAAGGACTACTCGTCAATATTTGATCAGTTGACTCATGAAAAAGAAACTTTAGGTTTCAACCAAGTAATACAAAGGGTATCTGAAACTGTCACTCCCTGTTTTTCGCGTGAAGAATATCACGGATCAAATAGGAAAAACAAATATTTATGGAAATGTAACGGTTGCCAACATCAATTTGAATCGCATGTTGATTATGGTACAATTCCGAAATGTAGTATCTGCTACCCTAAAACTGTATCAAGAGCCGAATCAGAAATAGCAACCTTCGTAAGAACACTCGGTGAAAATATTATAACAAATGACAAAACCATATTATCTGGAAAAGAATTAGACATTTATATCCCTGACAGAAATATTGCCATTGAGTATAATGGAATATATTGGCATTCTTCAATCAAGAAGACACCAAATTACCATGTTAACAAGATGCTAGAATGTAAAAAACAGAATATACAACTCATTCACATATTTGAAGACGAATGGCAAACCAAACCCGAAATAGTGAAAAATAGATTGAGAAGCATTCTGGGGCACGACGATAGGGTAGCTGCTAGAAAATGTAATATAATAGAGTTAACATTTGAGGAATACAAAAACTTCGTTGAGAAAACGCATATTCGAGGTTATGCCCATTCTACTATAAAATATGGGTTAGCGTTAGACGGTAAAATAAAAGCGGTGATGGGATTTTCAAAATCTAGATATACCAAAGCCGGGCATGAGCTTATCCGTTACTGTTCGGACGGAACAGTAATTGGTGGAGCCGGAAAATTATTAAAACATTTTATAAAGAAGCATAGTCCCGAATGTATCGTAACATATGCTGATAGATGTTGGAGTAATGGAAACTTATATAAAAAATTAGGATTTACTGACATTACTTCTAGTGAAGTCAATACCGGGTATTGGTATATTAAGAATGGTATAAGATATCATCGGTCTAACTTCACCAAAGCGAGACTGATTAAATTAGGATATGATCCAAACAAAAATGAATCTGCCATCATGCAAGAGTTAGGTTATACCAAAATACATGATTGCGGAAACTATAAGTTTATGCTAAATCCGTAAAATCGGGGAGAGGTTGTCTCTAACCTCTCCCCGGAAAGCCAACTCTGACTAGCTTGCTTCAACGATGTACTTGCCGTACTTTTTATGAAAGGTGTCGAAGTTCGACAGACGCTGCGGCTCGATAGGCAGCTTGTAAGTCTTCAGTGCGATCTTTGCACCCATCACGACCAGCTCCGTTTCGAAATTCTTCATGATATATTCGAAGAAATTATCAGCCATCAGATGGAACTGTGCAGTGTCTACTTTCTTGTTATCGAGAGCTTCCTTCAGTTCATAACACATGGAAATCGTCAGCGAGTACATCGCAGAGATTTCCTTCACCTGAAGGTCCTTGACCTTACCGCTAAGAATATCAGCAGGATTGGGCATGCGGCTAGCGACCTTACGATGCGCCATGAACTTTACCCCGAGACCTTCGCCGACTGAGCCCGCAACCAGATTGAGAAGCGTATCAGTGTCAGAATCCTCGTCGTCGAGCAGATCGCTTACGAACGTCCACGTGCGCGGAGTAGCGAACGCGCGCGAAGACGACTTCGCATCAAAATCATACAGATCCTGTTTAGCGAACGAAAGGTAACCAACGACATCCTTGTGAATACCCTTATTGACTGCCCACTGTTGCCAAACAGCGAAGTCAGGCTTCATTTCGATGTGAACGAAACGATTAGCAAGGGGCATGGGCATACGATACGTGACGCCCTTGTCGCTTTCGCGGTTGCCAGCAGCGATAATAACAACGTTGTCGGGCAGCTTATACTTGCCGACGCGGCGATTAAGAACCAGCTGATAACCAGCAGCTTGGACAGAAGGCGGAGCCGAATTCATTTCGTCGAGAAAAAGAACAACGATAGGATATTGTGCAGCGAATTCCTCCGTAGGAAGATCGACGGGTTCGGCCCAGTCCATCTTGCCGATGTCTTTATTATAGAAGGGAATGCCGCGAATATCAGTAGGTTCCATCTGCGCCATACGCAGATCAATCATGATACCGTTAAGTTCATCCGCAATGTCAGACACAACTTCGGACTTGCCGATGCCCGGAGGACCCCACAGAAACACCGGACGCTTTGCCTTGAATGCCTTGTGAATAGCCTTACGGGCTTGAATAGAAGTAATCGCGAGATGATCGGAAACGTGAGACATGTAGTAGCTCCTTGAAATCTAGAGAATGCGTTAGTGCGTCTCTCTTTATGTTCTTACTATACGACGCCATGAGGTATAAGTCAACATATATTTTGCCTAACTAGCGTTTTTCTAGCTCATCAATTTGGCTATGATCAATAGCTTTTCTAAATGGTCGATCATATTATCCAAACGGACTTTGCATTCTTCGACCTTATGAGTTCTACGTGTCTGCCTGGCTTCGACTTCAAGCTGGCTTAGTTCAGTGACTACCTTGATGACATTATTCAAGAGGCGGAATGAATCCTGATTAAACCTGTTGTTGATTTTAGTATGACGGAAGGCATCAACGTATCTGCGGGCTTCTTCTGCGGTGTTGAAACGTTCGCTCATATCACAAAGTCTCCGATGACCTCGTCGTATACATCATCGTAGTCGGCTAAATATTGCGGATCATCGGATGGTAGATTGCAGCGTCTTTCTGCATCTTCCTGGCACTCATCCGTAAACCCTTCGAAGTGAACGCGGTACGGCCCAAACTCCTCTACACCAACCTCGTCAGGACTCAATGACTGTACGAAATCTTCTATTTCACCTTCATATTGACTGTAATCTGAGGCTTCGTCTAGATTGCTTCTAGCTTTCCAAAACTCTTGGCCATCTGGCTTAACATCATCAGACGGGCGTAGTTTATAATTGAATTTGCGCTCTATCTCGTTATAGATTTTAGTAGCGAAACCTTTACGGCGATAATCAGGGTGAACTACAATATCTTGCACTGATGCACTCCGGTCATCGTCCCATTCATTATCTTTTGATATCTCACCGCCTGCAATCTCTTTCCCGTCACGCACAACTACAAACGAGTGTCTTGGTACGCCACCTTTTTTCCAGGTTCTAAAATTGATTGTCGTGGTAGGCTTACTTTCAGTTTCTTTAAGCTTCTTACCCTGTACGGCTGTGGTCTTGTCGGGTTCATCAGCGAGTCCAACCTTTGCTCTAGGCATAAACTTGTTGATTGACTTCCGTGTCAAAGGACCCAAGATACCATCAAGGTCAAGGTTAGCACCATACTTCTTATTCAAGTGTTTCTGAATCTTAAGCACTGCTGCTTTTCTATCTTCGGTTTCGTTTACCGGGTCGTAATCTTCATTCGTGTCGTCGTCATCTTTGTCATCGTCGTCACGGTAAGGCAGGCGAACATTCTTGTAGCGTTCAGGGTCGTAGGGCTTGATCTCTTTCGGTTTTTTGGGTTCTTTCGGTTTGTTGGATTCTGGGCCTCTCCAGCCGCGCTCCCAAGCTTCCGCACCTTGTTTCATCGCTAGGTTGACATTTTTACCTCTTTTTCGGGCCTCGCGAGCAAAGTGACCAATAACCTCCTGCTTGGTAGTGTATGCTTCATCAAGTTTTGCGTCCTCTTTAAAGAGTCCGCGCTTGAAACGTTCCCATTCAGCCTTCAGTGCGTCAGACGCCGCTTGCTTCTCGTATTGTGTTGCTGCAATCTTTTTATCTAGTTTGGTGACTTTGGGCTTGTTTATTTCTTCGGGTCTAATATTAAATTTCTGCATCAGCTTGTTGATGATATTAGTAGCCGATTCTATTTCACCCTGTGTTCTACCTGAGGTATTCTTTAATTTGAGAATCTGTTGAATAGCACCGTCACGGTCGAGTGCTTCGTTTAAGGTAGTATCTATATTACCGTTTTCGATACCTGCTTTCTCGAATTTTCTGAGTATAGGATGATCTTTCGGAAGATTATCATATGGGCCCATTGTTCTATAGTTATAGTTGCCATCATGAAAATTTATATATCCCCTGATTATTACTCTTCCATATGCTGGTTCTAGATCCTGATGCACAAATGCAACACTATCGCCTGCTTTGAGGTAACCGTCTTTGTCGATAGTAAATCTAGCTGAGCCATACTTGTTATTACGAGCCAATGACTTTAATATATTGATTTTAGGATTAGCATGAATGATTTCTTGTGAACGGTATTCAGTTAGGTCATAGTCTTCAAACTCTTTTGATAATCTTTCAGCTAAATGGTCTAATTCTACGGTAGGTCGTATTGGTGTTGAATCGAGTTGTTTTTCTTCGATGGTAAGTTCTTCGCTGTGTAACTTATCTCTCAATGCATATAACGCATCAATAGCGCCTTGTGTTCTTATGATCTTAAATGCGAGATTTTCTGGACTGAATTCTCCGCCCTTACTGAGTCCGGCTTGACGATATCGCTTGATCATCTTGAGAACATTACTGACTCTATTACTGTCATGCGTCTTCATCGCAAGCTTAATCAGATCAGACAATGTATCGTATTTTGCTTTAGTGGCAGCTTGATCAAGTGTTGCTTTACGCTTTTTTGGAATCTTGATCCATCTATCATTCAGGATGCTATACTCACCTAATGATACGACTGGTTGATTTGTATCCTGTACATAGAGTTCGACAGGAACACCGTGAATAGTGATATCATGTGAGTCGTTGTAGAGTGTTTTCTTAGCCTGAAAAAGCTCCCGGTACACTTCATCATTAGGTAGCTTAGACATATCTACTAATATGTGCAAGTCTAAGTCGCTGTGTGGCGTGTAAGTAAACGCTGCGTTGGAACCGGATACTGTGATATCTTCTACGTCTATGTCGTAGATACCCAATTCATCCATAAAGTCTGCTGCGATTATTAATAGTTGCTTTTTAACCGCAGGATCTAACTTAGAGTTATGCCACAATTTGGGATTAAGTTCCGTGTGAAACTTAATTGCATCCGACAAGTTAAATGAGTTCAGTTCTTTGATGTCCATGCTGTATTTATCAGCGTGACATCACTCTTGCAATAGCTTAAGTAAGAAAGTTTCTAGGCCTTCGTTGAATGACCTGCTAAGATGTTTTGCCATATTCTTTTGTGTTTTAATACTAGGTGGGCTGCCGGTACCTAATGCAGCGTGAGTAAACACACCGTAAAGTTTGATAACCGTAGGATTGCGGCCCGACAACTCGTAGACAATACTGATATCACGGTTTAGATGTGCCTTTAAGCCTTTAGGTAGATACTTTTTATAGATGCCATCATTTAGAAAAGGTTTATCATTTGTACCAAACGGGGCCATTGGATTGGCTAACTTTATGTTTATAAATTCTGAAATCTTCTGCAGGATATTGGGTGTGTCTTTGATGGCAACGGCTAACGATGGCTCCCACGTAGAACCATAATCAATTTGATTATTTGTAGGATTAGAGGATGCCACCGTATTTTTTAGCCATTTCTTGAAGATGTTCATGGAACTCATCACCGGTCATCGGACCGTGCCACGGCCCATCGACAGCTTTAATGATGGAAACGACATCCTCAGTACGGAGCCCAGTGTCGTTATGAGCATCAAGAGACTCAAAGAGAGCCTTTTCGCTGGGCTGGGTAACTTCATTAAGTTTCATGATTATATTTATCTCTTGCTGACTATAAATAATAATAGCAGAATGGGTATCCGATGTCAACCGAAAAAATTAAAGTCGGCGAACCTATTTCTCTCATGTTTCAGAATCTTAGCATATAATAAATTTGCAGAGTTCTATTTCACGCTCATGGTTTCCTGCAACTTAGACTCGATGTAGTCTACAATTTGATCTGCGACATCAACTTCGCAGTATTTTTCAAATCCTAAAAATCCTGGTGCTGAATTGGCCTCACATACTTTGAAACCATTCTTGTCAAAAAGTAAGTCTATTCCTGCAATATGTAGTCCGCATACCCTAGCAGTTTCTCTAGCAATATTTTCAATCTCTTCTGTTACTTTAAATATTTCTCCGTGCCCACCTGCACTGATGTTTGCACGGAAGTCACCATCGGGCGCTATTCTTTTCATCGCTCCGACCACTTTGCCACCAATGACTAAGACTCTTAAATCTTCACCGGGACGCTCATTGACATATTCTTGCACAATCAAAGTTTTTCGGGTGTTGAGACTATTGATAAACTCCATTAGTTTGTTAAAATCACGTTTCTTCTCGCATAGGTAGACACCATCACCATGACTGCCCGTGATAACTTTAACTACGCAGGGCCAGCCGATATTATCATTTACAATTTCAATGTCAACTGGAAATCTTACCAACATTGTATTTGGAATAGGAATATTATTTTTTACCAAAAGTTGGTTTGTTCTAAGTTTATCTTTGGCAATTTCAATACTTTTAGAACTGTTGATGCAGTCTACGCCTGATTCTTCGAATTGTCGGATCAAGGCAGTAATAAATCCATTGGTCGTCGAACCGGTTCGTGGTAGCACAAGTTTAGGTGGTTCAATACACTTGCCGTTATATTTTAGGCTATTTCCGATATCGGTTCCGATAACTATATCAAAATTTTCTGGATTGGCGATTTCGGTTTTAATTCCGCGCTTGCTAAAACTTTCTATAAGTCTAGCAGTTCCGTATTCGTCTTCGTTACGTTTGGCTAGTATTAATACCGACATTTGATTCCGTCCATGTTATAATTTCCCAACTACCGTTGTGATGTTCAACTAGTGCGGTGCAAGACTCTACCCAGTCACCGTCATTCATATATATTATATCGTTAATTGTTTTAATTTCGGCATTGTGGATATGTCCACAAATTACTCCATCAAATCCTTTTCGTTTAGCATACGATGTTATGTTAAGTTCAAACTTAAACATAAAGTCAACCGCTTTTTTAACTTTGTGCTTTAGGAACTTTGATAGAGACCAATAGCCAAACCCAAACCTATGTCTAATCCAGTTGAATCTACTGTTAAGTCCTAACACGAAATCATATGCTCGATCACCCAAAAAGTTAAGCCACGGGGCGACGCGAGTAATGCCGTCAAACAAGTCGCCATGCACTACCATGTACTTCTTGCCGTCTACTCCCACATGAGTTGTGGTGTTGCATATTTCAATTTTGCCGAAATTGGCGGCATAAGGTATCATGGGTCTTAAAAATTCGTCGTGGTTTCCTGCAACATAGACAACTCTAGTATTACGTTTGCTATGTCCAAGAATGCGTCTAACTACGTTAGTGTGAGACTGCTTCCACTTCATACGATTCTGCTGAATCTTCCATGCATCGATAATATCACCCACGAGATATAAAGTCTCGCAGGTATTATGCTTTAGGAAATTGTTAAGTAATTCAGCCTTGCAATCTTTAGAGCCCAAATGAACATCGCTGATAAAGATTGTTTTATATGTGCTTAATGTCATATCATGTCCCCGTGTTACTCTATTTATCAGGGATAATAAATATGAAGCAAACAGTCATTCGAAAAATAAAATTAGCTAATGATAACCATTTGGTACCAGTTGATTAAGGCTCGTATCATAGTATTTATCACATGTCATGATGAGAGGGGCGCTAGTTGATTCTGTTTCCAAGTTCAACTAGCAAAACTCATATGGGGTTATGCAGCTAAGCGCATGTCCATGATGCTATCATTGTCGTTAGCATTTAGTTTTTTGAACTAATTGACGGTCGTGTCTTACCGGAAATCTCGCTTGTCTTTTCGTCGCCAATCGATACTAATTCGCCCCCATCAGAAACACATTAAGTAGGCTCGCATATCTGTCCTACTTGTTACCTAGTAAAGGGCTCGCGAGTTTCCATCCTTGCGGGCTGGAATAATGTGCTTGTGGTGGAGGCGCCGAACATCGCAGTTCGGGTCTTGTACAACTATTAACTCGGTCATCAATTACATTTATATTTATACATTAAATGTATAATAGTGTCAATTTACATATTACCCAAAATTTGATCTTCTTCCTTTAACCCAGCCGAATGGGACTTCATTTTCGGTATTGTATTTGTTTATCATTTGTCAAGCCTTTTTAAATCTTAGACTTGTCGAATCGTTCTTTCAGCCAGGCCCATTCATAACTAAGTTTCAACTTGTTGAAGTCTCCGCCAACTTTATCATAATATTCTGTGGCGTCAATTGCACCTTTGATACTGTATTGACTGAACTTTCCTTCTGCATTGTTTAGCCAAGCATCTAATCTAGTGCGAGCAATATCACTATCTTCTGCCTTTAACTTCAACACCTCTCTAAACGAAGTACGCCAAGTAGAAAACTCGTCTGTGTTATAGTTAGCGATACCAGACAACAACGGTACTACTTCGTGTTCATCGTCTAGAGTGAAGTCTAATCCCTTACCACTGTTGGCTAGAGTGAGTTTCTTATTGTAACATATAAGGCCTTGGTGACCATAAATCAATCCATTGACAGGATTCTTTGCATAGAAGATATAATGCTTTGCGATTTGCATTCTATCAGGCTGCCAGGACCAGTCAAATTTGGGGTCGATCTTTAGTTTGGCGAACACAGTAAAAGCCCAGGGTGTCTCGCTTGCTTCTAGTGCTGCATGATATGCTTGAACACGGCCATTGACTCCATCAACTCTCACTACACGGTTCTTGATATCCTTTGTGATCTCTTGTAGATGTTCCCAGTTTTCTTCGGCACCTGTTTCTCCGTTGCTCAAGTATACAATATCCATGGGCGAGGACACGGCTAATTTAGCTGCTCTCTTGATATAGGGATAATCGTATAATTCTTTCTTGACATACTCTTTAGCTTCATATGGAACAGTAATTCGAGTTGCCCCGGTACTCGTAACTAAGATGTTTTTAGTCTCGGGTGCCCACAGATTCATAGGTTCAACTTCTGCCACGTCGATGTTTTCATTGTCAGACGTAGTGATAGTTGCATATGGAAAATCTTCTATATGCATTATTGCTTCAATCGATGTATCGTTGGTTGTAACAATGATTGGTTCTGGTAATCTATTTACCTTCATCACACCGTTATAGTTGACCTTTGGATAATCTTCTAACAACGACATATCATATATGATCTCCTTAGTCTTGTTTACGTCAACAAGGAAAGTATCTCCAAACTTCTGTTTACCACTGGCAAATACATGAAGGTTATCTCTGGCAAAAGGATCACACATGTAAGAGAAATCAAAGGATGAGTAGTCGCATACACTGCTGCAAAGCCACAGATAATGTTCTTTCTTTTCAGGCAATGATGTAACGATATCCTTTATTGTCTGTAGATAACTGTCGTTGTACTTGACAACCGTTACATTTTTACCTGATGTCTTAGCAGTTATTTGCCGGATAACATTGTCAAGTTCTTTATTGCCGTGGTCGACGACAATGGTGTCGTATACACATTCTGTTGCTTTGGCCCGCATCGTCTTAACAAAGTTCAGGTTAGATAGATGTTCGATGATATTAATATATTTTGTATCTTCTGCAAAAGTTTCTCTATTGACTAAGAATGTAGAACCCCAATGTGACCACTGTGTGCCGAATACATTTACCATTTTCATCTGCCAGGGGTTAGGGTAATATTCGAAGTCGAAGTCACTATAGTCAAGTTCTGAGTTAAGAACCCAGACCAATTCACTCGTTGCACGGTTGACACACCGCTTTATAGTATCGACCCACGAATTAAGATACCGTGTCTTTTGAATCTTTGGGTGTAATAGTTTGAGTGCATCAAATCTTGCTTGTGATTCTATGTTACCCCTGTCAATATAAAACATATCAGCCTTATTGAATATCTTAAACAATGTCTTTTCATCAAGTTTAGTGTTGCCTTCAATGAAGTTAAAAGATGTTTTACCAGCCAGATAATTTTTACCGCTTACAAAATAAGTCTGAGTAAGTTCAGACTCAGTACTACCAAAAACGTGTACATAATCTAATTGATATGCAGTTTCTACTATCTCAGGGCGCCAACTAAAGTCAAACGTTGAATAATCAATGTTTTTATGCATTGCCCAAAATAGTTCGTTGGGGTGTTTTTTAATTAGGTCGTCTAATGTCGTCTCGATATAGTATCGTGATACAATTACTTCTTGCTCTGTGTGTTCTTTAGATATCCAATTGAGTTTAACCACTATCCCGTCGTTGTTTGGAGAAACATATCTTGGACCATTGGTGGCGTCTTCTAGTGTTCCAAACTGATAGATGTACGGAGGAGCTTCAGGATGCGGAACCCATGAGAAGTCAAAGGTAGATACATCTATATCATTGATTTCCCAATTGTCCTTGCTTGGTAATAACTTTGCCTTAACGTCTTCGACATATTTGTATTCAGTTGCGTTAGGTGCAGTATATGTCGGGCCTCCCCTATTATTCCATACTGTAGCGAATGCATATATAAAAACAGGTTCTCTTGGGTCGGGTCGCCAACTAAAGTCAAATTTAGTTCTATCGATATTGCTAGGAATCTGCCACTTATCCCATTCTGGAAGCACAACAACATCATTCGTCATGTACTTGCGTTCGGTAGCACCTTCACAATGATATTCTAGTGTAGGAATGATCTCGGCATCGATATACTTGTTGCCCCAGGTATAGATATATGCGGGTTCTCTTGGGTCGGGTCGCCAACTAAAGTCAAATTTATTCTTGTCAACGGCCTGTACTTCGACCCATCTGTCCCATTCTGGAAGCACAACAACATCATTCGTCATGTACTTGCGTTCGGTAGCACCTTCACAATGATATTCGACGGTTGGCTGTAGTATCCCATCGATATACTTGTTGCCCCAGGTATAGATATATGCGGGTTCTCTTGGGTCGGGTCTCCAACTAAAGTCAAATTTAGTTCTATCGATATTGCTAGGAATCTGCCACTTATCCCATTCTGGAAGCACAACAACATCATTCGTCATGTACTTGCGCTCTGTCGCGCCGGGGCAATGATACTCAAGTGTCGGAATGATCTCGGCATCGATATACTTGTTGCCCCAGGTATAGATATACGAGGGTTCTCTTGGGTCGGGTCTCCAAGACATATCAAATTTATTCTTGTCCACCGACTGTACTTCGACCCATCTATCCCATTCCGGCAAGACCTCTACATCATTAGTCATGTACTTGCGCTCTGTTGCGCCAGGGCAATGATATTCGACGGTTGGCTGTTGTATCCCATCGATATACTTGTTACCCCAGGTATAGATATATGCGGGTTCTCTTGGGTCGGGGCGCCAACTAAAGTCAAATTTAGTTCTATCGACTAGTTGATGTTCGACCCACTTATCCCATTCTGGAAACACTGAGATTAAATCAGGCATATACTTTGTGTCAACGCTGTCGGATACATGATATTCGAGAGTGGGTTTTAATCTGCCATCGATATACTTGTTACCCCAGACATAATTTAGAATAGGGTCTAGTGGATCAGGGCGCCATGACATATCAAATTTTGATTCATCAATAAGTTGATGTTCGATCCACCTGTCGGTTTCGGGCAACAATTCAACTATGTTACTCATGTATTTTACAGTTGTAGCGTTCTCAACGTGATACTCTAAGCAGGATTTGAGTTGTACAGGCGCAAACTTGCTTCCCCACTTATAGATATAAGGAGGGTCTGTAATATCAGGATGCCAAGAAAAATCAAATTTAGTATGATCTATTTTGTCAAGCTCTACCCAGCGAGCAGTCTTTTCGTTCTTACGTATTACGGGATCTACATCACTGCGGTAGATGATCAAATCGCTATGTTCTTTAGGACATAACCAAGTTCCAGAATCTTTTTGATGCTGGCTAGGCCATACATTATTATGATTTTCTGCCCATACATCTTCGTCGGGAAGAAATTCAAAATCAAAATCCCAATCGAAGTTATGATACTCGCAAAACTCGTTAATTATCCAAAAATGTTCTGTAGTAGACTTCTGCCTAGCATCGTCTACTGATTCTGCGAACCGTTCGCGCGGATGAACATTTGGTTTATTATTAAGATAAAATACATCCCTTAGCATCTATTACTTATGTGTAGCATATGATACCATATAAATTTTACGTACATACTCGTGATAAATCAATAGTCTCTTAGTTTTATTTTCTTCATCCACTTCCGATATCGTAGTTCTCGCTTGAAATATTTAAGTAACAGCCTAATCATTCAGATATCAAACCCCATGCTTTTTCTCATGAACCAATCAGTTTTTTAGGAGATAGCGGGCTAGTCGTATGTTTCAGTAGATGATTTGTTCATAAAGATAAAATAGAGTTCGTTTGCTCTATCGATCAAGTCTTGGGGTGAATTATCGGCTTTTGCTTCGTTCACATACACCATCAGTGCTGCTGCGATAATACCATTGTCATAGTTTAAGATGTTATCCATCGATCTTTGCCTTTATTCTTTTGATCTTAGCTTCCATTTCTTCGATGTCTCTAGCTAATAGCTTCTTTACATCTTCTGCGGTATTGCCCTTGAATCTTTTCTTTAGGGTAGCAAGTATACGTTCATTACTAATCAACAATCTATTGTATGCCTCGACCTCTTCAGTCATATTATGCTTCTTCTTTGAACAATGTTAGTGATGAACATTTCATGAGGATATTGTTTGAATCTCTGACGATAACTTCGATATCATTGATGTCAGTGTCAATCGTTACTTGGGCTTCGATATTCTCACCGAACGCGAACCTTAGGTCTTCCATGAGTTGATCACAGGTTTCTTCCGTGAGTTCAGTGCCCACGTACTTTTCTATGATGTCCTTAACTTGATTGCCCATGTTATAGTCTACACCAGGCGCAGTGTTATTGTTAGTGCTGATAAATTCTGACATATTATTCCTCTAAGTCTCTTAAATTTATTTAACTCAGAAAATTTCCATTGAAAGTTTTATCTTTCATGTCGTGCTAGTATAATCAGTGAGAGTAGATGTGGTATGTATGAATAATTCATCTCCGTTATATCTACCCATAGAAGTATAACCGAGCATCGTCATCAATTCTGTGAACTTATTGTACGTTGTTCCTGTCTTATAAACACTTTCAAACTCGCAAATCTCTGCCCAAATTGCCATTGGCCGGTGTTTGCCCAAACAAGACAATACTTTATATTCAGCACCCTGAACATCAATATGAATAAAGTCAGGGCTTACGTTGAACTTCTCACAAAAGGTATCTAGTCGGGTAGTTCGTACGGCATGGGGTTCTCCCCATTCAAAATCAGAAATTTCGATCGGTGGACACATACTGCCTGAATAATGCCAGGGTTCTTTCTTTAAAGTATGACTAGGATAAAAGATATCTTCGCCATCGATGTCAGTAACCGCACATTGAAAGTGATATATTCCCTCACTGATCGCAGTATCATAATTTTTCAACTCCCATACTTTATTACACTCGAACGAATAGAGCCTGGCTTGAGGCAAAACCTGTCTTATCCTAGTAGTATCATAGAGATCAGCGGCGCCGATATCAAATACCACTATCTCTTTGTCTTTGAAGTTTTCTTGTAGCCAATTTAAGTTTAGTTCGCTCATTCCAACCCTCTAGTAGCATACAACCCGTACGTAGAATCAATGTGAACTTGAAATCCAGCGTCGATGAATATCGGAATCGCAGTACCAGATTTACCATCATATCCGGACTCCGTTGCATGACTTGCCCAGGTATCGTCAAATAGTACTACACTCTGTTCATCCATATATGGAATACAATACAATGATTGAAGCCGATGTTCTTCTTGAGAGTTTTCATTGTTCATAGTTACTCCGCGATCCGAGTATGCCTGTATCAATTCATGAAGCCATAGGTAAACAAGGTTATTAGGATCAGTCCAATCAAAATTGTCTAGATACAATACTTTGATCTTCTTACCCAATGTAGGCAAGATGTCTCTACACCATTCATGCCCGCTGTTCGCAACTTCAAAGCTAGTGTTGGCTAGTTCAAAGCTGTTCTTTGCATGTTCCAATACATCCACTGAGTAGAAAGGTATGTTATTCTTTGTCGCCCATTTACTTAAGAATACACTACTTCCTTCGCCTCTTTCGCTTCCTATTTCCAATACTATGCTGTCATCATTCAGCGTTAAGTCTTGAAATCTTTCTTCTAACATTAAGTAGGGGAGTGTTCCCATAATATATCCTCACAAATTATTTGCCCACTGAGTCATAGTATGTCTAAACTCAATCAGGTATTGTTGTTTTACTACGCTGGGTAGCATTTTATTCTTCTCTAATCTCTCTTTCAGCCGATCGATCTGGAGTAACTCGGTCAATCCAATGTTGGCTAATCTATTGCATTCATCTGCCAGAACTTCTATTCGCAGGTCATAATCTACAACAGTGTCATATGTATGATCTATTACATCATCAAATACATCGAATCCTAACTTCCTGATCTTATCAACATAGCCCCGCTTAGCCAAGAACAAGGGAATTTGCTCCATCATGAAGCACTTATCAGTTTTTTCTGTGTAGAACAGCCTGTCCCAGCAATGACTAGGTGGACCACCAGAATCGTACACATTGTTTTCGTAATTAGATTCTAATACTATATTGATCAAGGATTGCTTAAAGCGAGGGTCTATGCTAGTTGATGCAGTATAACGATCTACTCGAACATCGTCAATGATAATAGGGAATAAGTGTCTAATAGATTCTGGAACTAGTTGGTCGAATAATTGATTATCACCGATGCCGTCTTCCAATGCATTACTTCCACATGACATCAGTGATACAGGACCTAACCCATGTTCAATCATCTTAATTATTAATTTAGTTCTTTGGTATTTGGGAATTCTGGCAAGAGCCAAGAACAGTGTGTCTCTAGTCGATAGCTCATTGCAACTTTGCAACTCTGCTAGGTCCTTATAAGAAGCTATCCAATTGGGAGCGATGGCGTGATTACAATGGTCAAAATAATCAAGACCGCTGTCTATATATAATATTTGCTTTTTACTAAACCCAGCATCTTCTAACATCCTAATGAGAATATGACTTCTTTCTCGTTCCGGACCTTCACCGGTACAGTCTACAATTATACCATCTACTTTTATGCAGCGGGCGATGAAATTCTTGACCTCTTCTTTATAATCGCGTACTAAGCCGGTCGTCAATGGCAAATGATAAATTGTCTTCGAAGAACTTTCAGGCGGCAGTGTATCCTCTATCAATTGAATAGAAGAACAACCAAATTTGCACCCATTAATTAGCATTTATCTGTTCCGTAATCCACGCGTAGGTCTTAGCTAAGCCTTCTTCTAAGTCTTCGCCTGGAGCCCAGCCAATCAACTCCTTAATTAATGTGTTGTCAGAGTTGCGACCCATTACTCCGACGGGTCCGTCTACGTTTTTAACCGTTACTTTCTTGTTAGTGAGAGACGCTATCAATAAGGCTAAGTCATTAATACTAATCATTCTCGTCGAACCCAAATTAAGCGATACTTGACAATCGGATTCCATTATGCGGTGAATGCCTTCGATGCATTCGTCAATATATAGAAACGATCTAGTCTGATTGCCCGGACCCCAAATTTCAATCTCGCCGTTGTTCTCCACCTGAGCTACCTTGCGACACAGTGCTGCAGGAGCTTTCTCTTTACCGTTATTCCAAGATCCTAATGGGCCAAAAATGTTATGAAAGCGAGCGATCCGTACTTCAATTCCGTAATTACGAGCATAAGTCATATAGAGTCGCTCACTGAATAACTTTTCCCATCCATACTCACTATCTGGATTTGCAGGATATGCACTGGCTTCGGTCATCAGGGGATTGTTAGGGTCTTCTTGATTATGACTAGGATACATACATGCACTGGAACTATAAAAAACTCTCTTAATACCTTTCTTCTTCATAACATCCAACACGTTTAGATTGATTTGACAACTGTTATGCATGATGTCAGCATCATGTTCGCCCGTAAAGATATAGCCGGCGCCGCCCATATCAGCAGCTAATTGATAAACTTCATCGATGTCACTTTCTAAGATTCGGTCGACAGTTGAATATTCCCGTAAGTCGGCAATGAAGAATTCGTCTGCGTCGGTATGACTAAATTCAGGATATTTTAAATCAACACCGACAACATAATATCCCCGACGCTTTAAGTCAGTAACCAAATGAGTTCCTATAAAGCCGCCGGCGCCGCATACTATAGCCTTTTTCATGAATTATCCTTGGTCAGTTCTTTCCAGATTTCTCCGAGTATCAGTTCTACCGGTTTTCTGTGTGAATAGATAGTGTCGTCATAATAATACTTGTTTTGGGAATATCGTATCATGTGATTCTTATTATGAATCAATATTGGTTCCATCTGATGGCGTATGCTTTTGAGTTCGTCTACCGACATTTCGTTGAACCTTTCAAGGTTAGCCACAATAATATTTATTTTTTTAGATAGATCATCATGGTCGTCATAACTCTCATCTAGCCAAGTATCAAATGTTTTGAAGCCTTGAGATTTTAAATACCTGAGAGCATTAGTGCTGCCTAATATCATAAAAGGATGACCTACTATAATCGATCTCCATGTCTTTTCACTGCAAAATAATGTTCCCGATTCGGTCAATGTTTCAGTGATTAATGATATAAAAGTTTCAGTATAATTGGATAAATCTCCAGCACTGCTGGTAATGTTTGTATTATCAGTATCTACAAATATAGGAGCTAGATCAAACAGTTGTCGCGCACATTCGTCTAGCCCCGGCTCTATTTGATCAAGATGACATACTACATCATTTGCTGTCTTGCCCATAGCGTTAAAGCTATTCATACCTTTGCCAAACAAATTATGTTTTAATAATTTAGATAACATATAAACACGATGAAACCTAGACTGTCTGTTGTAATTCAAATAAAGATAGTTCGGGGTAGTTGGATTAAATTCTGTCACTGATTTTGGAAAAGTAATCACATTGTTCCAAGTTTCTTGTACAGATGTCGGATGAACTTGGCACTTACATCCTTGTTCTATAGCTCGTTTATCTGAAATCAAATTCCCGCATATGTAATGCACGGATTCAGGATTTATGTTGAAAATATCGCACCAGTCTTGTATGATCTTGAAATCAAACTCACTCGGGAATCCTATCAGTCCTGACATACCTTCAGTGTCTTGAATAAAGATGATTTTACACTTGCCTGTATTCGCATCTTCTATAATTTTAGGGTTCACATGACTTAACCCTATGTCCTTCATCTCGGAGAAAAAATTGACATTGTGTATGTTGACGATAAAAAAATAGAATTCAGCATGTATCTTGTCCAATCGTACGTAAGATACATTTTTGTATTCAGGCAATATATGTTTTCTGTAACTACCATTTTTTTGGGTAGCACGAAACATGTGCGAGTCAAAATGCGATGGCCGCCCGTATAAACCAGATTGATAATTCTTATCACACATGTTTGGATATATGACCCCCGTGCAAGGATCTATCTCACTGTCATATGATGCAAGTATAATATTTTTCATACCGTAGTGCGTTCTTCTTCTAAGATGATGTCTTTAGCTTGCTTGCATTTCTCGTAGAATGAGGTAAACTCGGGGAAAACATCCAAGAAATTCTTTTTATGTCTTTTATCCATCTCATTGACAAAATCATAAAACTTTGCTCTTCCTTCAACTACAACTGAATTGTTATCATCGTGCGTTGAATTGAAGTGCATCACATCAAACACGATTCTTTTCATCTTTTCAATCTCATATGGTTCAAATCCTTGATGGACTCCCCAGATAGAATTTCCTGAATTTTTTGCCATTGAATTGATTGCAGGCAGTAAGTATTGTTCGATCAAATTTTTATCCGAAAACTGCGCGTCCAAACATTGCGGATGTCTAAGATACGGAATATCGATTCCCACTAAAGAAAAATGATTTCCTGACATCTTTTCTCTTTCTACATGAGATAGTTCTCCGCCGATGTTGATGTCGAATTGCTTTTCTAAACGAAGCAGTTCCCGATCAATGTTATACTTGCTGCGTAATTCGGATTGCCATTCTAATAGTTGTTGTATACTCGTGATGCTCAATAGGTTGAACGTACACATGATCACGCATCGTACACCCCCGATGTTCAATACTTCTTCATATCGTTTTTTAAACAACTCAAAGTCTAGTCCCGGCCTTAGATATTCTGCCTTTTCTCCCCAGGCGTCAACGCTCGTGAATAATGTAAACTTCTTGACGTAGTTTCCGTTCGCTAGTACTTTTATCTTATCTAAGAATGAATACCACAGCTTGTCGGGAACACCCATATTACTATTGATGCTGAAATCTAATTCAATATTAGGGTTCTGAATCAACCAGTCAATGCTTCTAAATGTTTCCTTGCTCAGTAGAGGTTCCCCGCCCGTGATACGATAGAACTTAAGTCTCTTGTATGCTTCAGGGAACCATTTCCAGAAAGCATCTAGATATGGATTATGTTCTCTGTTCTTGTATGCGATAGAATCTAGGTCTTGCCAGCCCTGGATCCATTGTACCTTTTTAGTATTTTCTAGTACCTTGACTGGCCCGTTTCTTTTCAAGTCTTCTACCCAGACGCTACTATATTCAGGGCCACAGTAGATACAATTAAAGTTGCATACATTACTGAAGTCAACTTCTAGATAGGTAGGGTAATAATCGATCTCGTGTCCGTTTTCGAGTACCATATCATGCTCTGGTAAAGCCCAGTTCTCAAGGCTTTTAAAATATCTATCGCTAGGTCCATCGTTGTCTTCTACGCGCCAGCAGTAATCGCATTCACTTGGTTTCTCGCCTGAAAGCATTTGCTTTCTTGCTTCTTTTAACTTACTTGTATTAAACAACACGGCTGGATTGTTTTCTAGTTCTGTTAGTGGAATAGCATGTGCCTTAGGATGGTGACATGAGTGAACAAGTCCTGTTCCCAGATGCATGGTTACCTGGGTGAACTTAGCCAAGCAAAACCCGCACCCAGTCTCATTTAATAGATTTTTTACCTTATCTACATTTTCTTTGTTCGAGATTATATCGCCGCCGCCATTTCTAGTCCAGACAACTTTGTTTACTGACTTTTTCACGACTTCCATCACCATCCTTCTATTTTACGTATGACATCCATCTCTTTAACGAGGGGACCCATGTTATATTTGTCTGCATTGTAGTGGCGCTTAAAAAACTTTGACTGTGTTGCATCAAGTGTGCAGATAGGTAGACCCAACTTGTCTTGCAATTCTTCACCAATCTCTTCTGCATAATATATGGGATTCGTTCTATGCTTCTCCCATAATTCAGGGAAGTTGTCGAACCATGCGACATCTCTGTAGTCCCAATCAGTTAGCATAGTCATATATGTGCCTAATCTAGCACCATAAATAGCCCAAGATCCGTTCTCTACATCCATACCAACATTTTGCCATATCGTGAGATTATTTAAATTGCGTGATGCAACTCTATCTTTAAATTCTTCAATAGTGGGCTTCGCGCCCCGATCAAGTACCATCTTGACACCTTCACGGAATCCAGCTCGCCAGGCTTGGAAGGGAGTATAATTTGGATAGGTGGTTGAGTAGGAATCCCACATTGCCCAGTACAGATTATCTGAAGAATCCATACAGAAGTCAACTGCTGTAGCATCGCTGCCATCGCTCGTTTCATGTGTGTGCATGTTCGCGACATAGGTCTTAGTCCAAGATGATATTCCACCATTGCCATATCGAAGACCGTTTATGGCATTGATCGCTCTCCAACGGTACTGCGCTAATTTGTAATTAGGGTCTTTGTCTGTGAAGTCTAATTGTAGATTAAAGAAGTTCTCGTCAGGCATGTTATCACCGTCGACGACAACGAAACGTTCGGTAGTAGATATTTCTCCTGCTGCTTTATGTGCAGCATCACTGCCCTTTACTCCATCAACTCGTTTAGCCCATGGGCACATGTTCTTGATCTTTAACCAGAATTCTTCCTTAGCCGGCTCATCGTATGATAGATAAATCAAGTCCAGATCGGCAATGTCTATTATATTTTCAAAGCTCATGAGTTTTTAGTTTCCAGTGTTGTCCGTTTGTTTCAGCAATGATACTGATATCTTCTATTTCGCATAGTATACCTTCAGTTGAAGGATATAGTCTAGAGATGACTGCGTTGTTATTTGCTTTAACAATTCTCCCGTCTACTACTCTGATGTCTGGTCTACTCTCAGCGAAAGTCGTTGCATCAATAACAATATAGTTACCCTCGAGTTTTTCGCAGGTATAGCAGATAAGATAGCCCTTATCATCATAGTACAACCTAAACTCAGGTTTGACGATTATTGGGGCTTCCCAGAAGATTACGTATTCTTCATCGCTCATTTAGTATTCTCCAATATTGTATCAGCAAACGACTTGACATGATAATGGAAAGGATACATTTGCGGAATCGTGTTGACTCTTAATGTATGTGGAAGAATCTCATAAACTAGTGTATCTGTCCAGTTTTCAGTTGGAAGACCGTTAATGAATTGTTTCATGTGTATCATTGACATAAAAGTAGCATGAGGCAACGTCGTATTCTCTACTCCCAAGATATGACAAGCGAGTGCATACACCCAGTCTGTGGTAGCTAGTTCATCGACATTACACTTGAGAGTATTACGAAACTCTTCCCAGTTCTCAAAGATAGTTCGCACTGTCTCATAGAACTGTTTGGCTAGATCCGACTTATGGAAGTAGGTGATGCCGTTATAGCAATTTGGTAGATTATTGTCAACGATGAATCTACGATACATGTTGATGTCTGTTATATCTTGTTTGAAGTTTCTCGCTGTAGTAGACACCGCGATATCCCGATCTTTCAATACGTCCCACCAGAAATCTATGGATTGTGGGATATACATGTCAGCTTCTAACTTGATCGTGTATTCATACGGACTGCTTTCGTATACCTGCCAATCATTCTGTAATTTCCAATCAGTATCAGGACATTGATCCCCGTAAGGTAGCATCTCTGTAGTAATGATCGTTACATTGCTGTCTGGCATCACATTCTTGATGCTATGTTCGAGTGCTTTGGCACACTTAACATAGTCATTTCCTTGTGCCATGATTACAAAACCCTTATCCATACTTCAACCTAAACCAAGTTTCGTCAGCCTCATCGTTAAACTCTATCGTATGGCCTCCAAATGGTGTAGAATGACTATCAATTACAGTAAACTTATCTACGAATTCTGGAAATTCTGAGTTGAATATTTCGATCGGACTAGATAGAAATGTATAAGAATTTCCAGAAATATAAGGTAATCCATTTAACATACTATAAGATTGAGTCATTGATAATCTCCATAAAAAAGTCTTTGGTCATAATATGGAAGTCCATATCTTTAATAGTGATATACTCTTTACGTACTTTGCCTCGCTGCCAGTTATCAAACATTACTGTGTATTCCGTATTAAACTCACTATCAGTATTTGCATATACTTGTGTATTTTTACCGATATGAACTAGATCCCACAAGATACGATCATGATTGTTGACTCCGTGTCCGTTAACGATGCGCAATGCAAGAGTTAGTGCGTAATCGTTTCTGTACACTCCACCAATAAAGCTATGTATGTTGGCATAATGATCATAGTTCTTCTGTACCATTTCCAATGCACGGAAAATCTGTTCTGCCCTTGTAGTTTTCTTAAATGTGACAACTGTTGCCCATAGTGTTTCATAACTGTATGCACTAAGTACTTCTTGTGCTGCATCGGGGTGCATCAAGAACATAGTCTTATGATGACAAGCAAAATCTTCATAGGTATCAAATGTACTTAACAGTTTGTCCGAATTGACGACATAATCTACATCTAATAAAATAGTCTCATCATAGGGGCTGAGATCGTAAGCCATGTATCTACCTTTGTTGATCCATTGGCCCCAATCTCTAAAGTTGTCTTTGTCGGGTATTACCTTTACTACCTTATCCCATGCATATGATTCATCATCTGGATATGATTCTTCATCGGTAACAAGCGTTACTGGTAATCCCAAGAAATGATTGACGCGTCTGGCCGTGTACAATGCCATTTTATAGTAATTATATTTGGGCGAGTTGAAGGCAAATAATAGTACACCTTTAGTCATCTCTTTCTTTCTAGCTCCTGCCATTCATTATGCCAAGCTTTCATCACTTCGGTGTAGACTTCTTGTAATTTCCACAATAACTCAGCCCGAACAACTTTCACGGGGTTATTAAAAGTGTCAATTATGACAAGATGATGATGCGAAAACGAAGCCAAAAATGCAATAGTTTGGGAATCTGCTTTGAACAATCCGCCTTGTTCTGCTACGATAAGTTTTGCGTTATATTTTGCTGCAAGATAATCTTTAGCCGAATTATGATTAAATCTAGCTTTTGCTTCAGCAAGTAAGGTTTTGGTATCCATCATATCCTCTTTACGAAGTATTTAGATGGATACCCGTTACCGATTAAAAAAGTTATAGCCCCGAAGCAGTTCCGGTTAGATTTACTGTACCCCAAGTATTAGAAATGTTAGTTGATTCCGGCGGAACAAGAGTCATGGTAGTAGCAGACCCTATCGAAGCAGTGAGTCCATTTGGTACTTCGTCCCATACAGTATAGATCGTAATGACTGATCCAGCATCGCCGTTACCACCCTGTGTACCGTTTGATTTGGTTATAAAACGAATGAAGGTACTTAGATAGCCCGAAGGACCAGTGGATGCTAACTGAGTGAATACGTTAGCATTAGAAACTGTCTGTCCGAAATATCCTTTAGTTGAATCGATAGTAGGAGAGTTGCCGCCGCCGCCAATTTTAGTGATGCCGTTATATGATATACCGCCGATCGTCTGAGTACCTGAGGTAACCGCACTCATCGCAACTGTACCTACGTTAGAACACAGGTTATTGAGAAGAAGATTGATGCCAGTACCATTTGGATGAGCGACGGTCATCTTGATCTGTCCACCCGAATTAAAGAAATAACGTGCTGCATCACCATTTGCAAAGGTCGCAGTATGAGTAAATGTCAACAATTGCGACCAAGTAGAACCATATGTTACTGTGTTCGAAGAAGTACTTCCTTGAGTAGCAGCATTTAATCTACCGTTGTAGATCGTGGTCAAGTTAGTAGGAATAGCCGATACATATGTGACTGTAGCTCCGGTACTGGGAGCAGTAACAGAGGTTATAGAAGAACCTTGATGAGTTGCCGCAGATGCAGTGTTAGCTACGAGCGAAGTCCATTGAGTGGTCGAAGCAACTGTTTGTCCAGCAGCAACGTTAGCTATCGCAGTCTGTCCATATCCACCGGAGCCGCCGCCGACTGCCCAAACCGCGTTTAGTTGACCTGATGTCGTTGAGGTGTTTGCGCCAACTAATGTGTTGAAGTCAGAAGCCTGTATTGATCCAAATTGTGCATATGCCATTTTAGTTATTAACCTTATCGAATCATAACAATAGCTTCGACGAATCCAAGACCATCTGTGTTCTTATCTCCCAGTGCCCTGCCGATAGTATTAAATGCAGTTGCTTCACCTAGCTGTGCGCCGCGCGCGGTTCCGTTGCCGGCAGATACTAATCGTTGACCTTTAGAAATTTTACCATCTACTTTTACTTGCACACGTCCCGATACTGCAACAGGAGGGTGAGATATGTCCGAGCCTGCTCCGGAATTCATTAAATATGCAGCAGTGTTTGAGATGACACCGAATACGTCTTCTGAAAGTTCATATTGAACTGCGGTGATTTCATTTGGTCCACCAAGTTGCACAACAGTACCTGCATCATACACATCATCAGCGGCAAATCGTTCAGCCAAGTCAGCATATGTAGCTTGAAGTCTAGAACCAGCCGATAGTGTCCAGTTACCAGTAACTGTACCAGGAGTAGTGTTTGCACCAGTAGTAAGTGTAGTTGCTTGTACTTGTGTCGCAAGTATTTGTCCATTATATGTAGGCATGTACGAAGCAACATTCGAGTTGCTATATGTACCAGCAAACGATATTGGAGATCCGTTTGCATAATAGTAATTATCAGTCTTGATACCTATGTTGCCGCTGCCAGTAACTACTAAGTTACCGCCAGTAACCCACATGCTAGTACCGTTAACACTGTTTGCAGTGCCGGACCCGTTCGCTGTCCAGACCCCAGTAAGTGTTCCCGCAGTAGACTGCGAGCCAGCAGTGATTGCAGTCGTGGTAAGAGTACCGATGTTAGCATTAGTTACTACTGCGTTCGCAATAGTTGCGTTGGCAGTGACAGTGAGAAAATTGGTTGTAACTAGATTAGCGGATGATTGATTAGTGATAGTACTGTTGTTTGCAGTAATATTGCCGGTAACTGTAACTGTACCGAATGTGGTCGCCCCACCTGACTGAGTTGAAGTCAATGCTAACCAAGCTAGGGCATTTGATTCCCCGTCAGTTGGGCAGACATACAATGTAGCATCAGACGTGTTGTACCAGATTTGACCCCTCAGAGGATTTGCGGGAGGTCCTGCGTTCGCAAAGTTTTCAGTAATACGAACGAAGTTAGTATCAACTGATTGCCCATACCCTGCATAATTTCGTCCAGGCAACCCAAGAGAAGTACTAGTTGTATTAATCGTACCGTCAGGTATGGTAGTTAATACTGTACCATTACTCTTTACAATTGTATATGCCATCTTAGAATTGCTCCGTTGTCTTTATTTATCTTATTTATATAGCTGTATTAGTTACCGATTGCGAACCATTGAAACTTCAAGGGATAGTAGTTTCCTGCACTAGCAACATATATAACAGCATTAGTAGTGGTTGGGCTAGTAGGACCCAACACTCCCCAACTGTCCATTCTAAAGAAATACGTAGTAGTTATCTGCGGCGAGAATGTAAAACTAAAACATCTATTGGGAAATGCTATCGGGAAATTTACTATTACAAAATTATCAGGATATACATCGAATGTAACCATACCCCATTGCATGATTAATCCGTTCGGTAACGTGGTGTATCCGTTGTCTCCAAAAAAGCTTCCCGGAACGATTGGGAAATCATTAAATGTCGTTACTTGGCTTGCGTTCGAATATATAGCACCCGCAACATCGAGAGAACTCAACGTACCAACACTTGTGATGTTTGGTTGTGCTGCTGTAGTTACAGTACCTGCTGTGGTCGCCGTTCCGGCCGTTGTCGCAAATCCAGCCGTTGTCGCTGCACTCGCACTAGATACTGTTCCGGTAACGTTCGCTCCCACGATTGATCGCAATCCACTACCATTACCAGTAAACACCCCGGTATTGGCAGTAATGTTAGCCGCAGTAATATTGCCATTTACACCTAGAGAGGTTAGTGTACCGACACTCGTGATATTTGATTGTGCGGCTGTCGTCACTGTATTGGCAGTTCCTGAAGAAACTGAGTATGTCGCATTAGCAACAGTACCGGTGACGTTAGCTCCTGTTATAGCACTTAATCCACTGCCATTACCTGTGAATACTCCTGTATTCGCCGTGATCGCGACCGCAGTAATAGTACCATTGACATTTAATCCAGTTAATGTACCCACAGAAGTGATGTTGG